GCCGCCGCCGCCGCCGCCGCCGCCGCCTACGCCGCCAACGCCGCCGCCGCCTACGCCGCCAACGCCGCCGCCAACGCCGATCACCTTCTCAGGCTCATCCTCGATCTGTGTGCAATGGGCGAGAAGTGCGAAGTCGTACAGGTGCGCAGTCTGGCCGAGCTGCCGCAGTAACCGAACATCACCGCAAGTTGCAACGAGCAACGGAACGGGAGGCTGGCAATGGCTGAGAGCAAGTGCAAGGGTTGCGGCAAGAAGATCGTCTGGGCAAAGGACGAGAACGGAACGAAGCATCCGCTCGATTTGGTCGCTCCCGTCTATCAGATCACGTCGCCAGAGCTGCCGGAGAATGAGGACATGCCGCTCTGCCGGCGCGCGCAGGCAACGTACGTTAGCCACTTCGCAACTTGTAGTCAGGCCAACCTGTTCGGCAAGGGGCGTAAGGACTGACATGGCAGCTTCAATCCCGGCGTGGCTCGCTGTTCTTGTTCTCGCGGGTTGCTGGATCATCTTCGCGTGTCTCGTGTGCCGGATCTTTCGCGCGACGCAACGCAAATGACCGCGATCCCTCGATGCCGGCGCAGCGGCAAGCTGTGCTACGAGACGAAGTGGTCCGCGCTGCGGTCGCGCTCCAAGATGTCGAAGGCGCGAGCATGCACCCGGGTCTACCTTTGTCCGTCATGCCACACGTGGCACCTGGGTCGTGGCCACCGCGATGCTCCGCGCCCGCGGGAGGAGCCGAACGAATGAAACAGCGCGGCGTCCTGACCACGGAGTGGATCGACTGCTGGGATTGCTTCCAGGGAGTGATCGACCACTTCCGCACGCACGAGTCTTGGAAGGGGCGCAGCACCGGCAACACCTACTACGCGTGGCGACTCGGCACCTTCGACGGCAACGATGCGGCACAGTTCGCCGCGGAGGAGAAGCCGTTTCTCGAGGCTGCGATTTGTCACCCCGTAGCCTTCGCTGTGTTACAAGGCGAGAACTCTCAGGTGTTCCACCTGAAGCCGAGGACGCGACGATGAAGTGTGACGAGCCATGTGTGTTCTGTGGGCAGCCCGGCCTGGTCTGGGTGCTCTTCCCGCCGGGCAAGCCCCGCTACTGCTGCCGCTCGTGCAGTAAGATCGGGCTCGTTCCGGCTCTCGACAAGATCGCAGAGATCGAAGAGCGCGAAGGCCGAGAGGCCGCGATCGCGCCAAAGGAGAGTGCATGACTGACTACCGCGCCGTCTTCGACGACTGCGCCGAGCGACTGAATCAGGAACTGGAGAACTGCGCGGAGCTCGTCGAGGTCCTTCGAAAGAAGGTCCACGAACGAGGAGGCCCGAAGGCCGGCGCCGAACTCGCCCTGATGTGGCTCAGCGATCACCCCGGCGTCGCGCAGCGCATCGCCATGGCCGTCGTGGTCGCTACGATCGCGCGCGAGTCGATCGAGGAGGCGCCTTGAGCTACGAAGAGCAAGAGCGCAGCGAGCGGCAGTTGTTCGGGTGGGTCTTCCTGGCGACGGCCAGCGAATACAACGAGGTCCTCGGCCGCACCTACGCGACGTCGGTCTTCCTCGCTCACGACGCACTGCACAGCTTGGTTACCCTCGGCCGCTTCTCCACCTTCGACCCTCGAGCTCGCGAGATGATCATGGAGCTCACCGGCCTCTACCTACAACTACGCGAGATCGTCGCCGGTCTCGTCCACGACGTCATCCAATGAGCGAGACCAACCCCACCTGCACGCAGTGCTCCAAGCCCTACACCGTCCCTGCCTCGCGCAAGGAGAACGAGGGCCTGTGTGAGACGTGCCGTCCATACCCAGTCTGCGGCCGATGCGGCGGCTTCGGGGATCGCTACGTCCTCAGCACGAAGTGTCGGCACCGCGGATCGTGGCAGAAGTGCGACCGCTGCGGCGGCACCCGCCACGAGAAACACCGCCGCGGCCAGGAACCAACCACATGAAGTTCATCGAGCTCGACGGCGCTTGCTACAACGCCGACCTGATCGCCACCGCCAGTAAGCCAGCCTACGGCGAGGGACGCGAGAACAAGACGCAACTGCAGTTCTCCGGCATGGGCAACGTGATCCACGAGGTCGACGTGCCCTACGACGAGGTCCGCAAGAAGCTGCGGGCCCTCACGCCCGAGGAGCGCGAGACGTACTACGTCGCGAAGATCGTCAGGCTGGAGAAGGACCTGGCGGCGGCGCGCGGGGCAACGATCGCTGAGGCGGAGTACCAGCGATCACTGGCCGAGCCACAGTGCTACCTCTGCAGCAGCCGCGACGACCTCCGCCACTTCGGCGCCAACGGCCGCGAGATCAACCTCTGCACCATGTGCCTCAGCCACGGCGGGACACGCGACTGGATGGGGGCGCAATGAAGGCATCACTCGAGGAACGGTTCTGGAGTCGGGTCGACAAGAACGGGCCCAACGGATGCTGGGTCTGGACCGGAGGACTCAACCCGTGCGGCTACGGCAAGATCCGGGTCGGCGTTCAAACCCGCGGAGCTCATCGCGTCAGCTACGAGATCGCAAAGGGGACGGTCCCGAATGGGCTTCAGCTTGACCACCTGTGCCGCAACCGACGCTGCGTGAACCCGGACCACATGGAACCAGTGACCCAGAGGGAGAACATCCTGCGCGGTATCAGCTTCGCAGCCAACAATGCCAAGCAAACCCACTGCCACCGAGGGCACGAGCTTGCTGGTGCGAACCTCGAAAAGTCGCACCTGCGCCACGGCATGCGGGCGTGCATTCTCTGCTGTCGCATCCGGGACAGGGAGTATCGCAGGCGACGCAGGGAGCGAGCGTAGTGAAGGCCTGGATCGTCTGGCTCGACCCGGCGGACAACGACCGCCCGCACTGGGTCAGGGTCGACGACGTCGCCGTCCCCGCCGTCCAGCAGGTCATCGACGGGATCCGCGGCCGCGGCGGACGCGAGCAACCACCACCCGTAGGTCCGACCACACCGGAAACCACAACCTGTGGTGTACGGAGCCCGAGTTGACACCTATGGACACGGTCGTTACGGTCTCCACCCGACCGCCGAAGCGAAGCTGCACGCGCGCCACGGCCGGTCCTGGAGTGCGCGAGTCGCCGGCGCTGGACACGGCCGCCGGCGACACCTTCCAGCTCAGGACTCGGGCCGCCACCTGTGCTACATCGCGGGCAACCGCGAACGGCGGCGCAACTAAGCGACCCGAGCCACTGCGCTGCACCGCGCGATCGCACACTCGAGGGCCCGCTTCCCACACTCCGGGGCCCAGTTCGCATACTCGCGCCGACGACGGTCGCACGCCGCTGCAGCGCGACCGCTGGATTCCTGGCGGTCACCGGGGGTTTTCCAGCGGCACACGACAGGAACCAGCCATGAGCGACCAGAACAACAGCCTGAGCAGACCAGAAGCCCCCCAGGCACAACGGGGAGGACGAAACGGACGGAAACGGCACGCGCGCCGAGAACGGGGCCCCGAGAAAGGACCCCCCTGCTTCGCGCGCGCGACCCGGGCCACCCCCCTGGTAGAGGGCCGCCCCAGGGGACGGCAACTTCCGATAATGGTTCATATGTTAAGCCCACGGCCCGGCCGCGTCGGTGGCCCGACCCAACGCGCTTCGGGGCCGAGGCCATCGGTCGGGCTGACTGGCCGAGCCGGCGGACAGGATGACATCGGCGCCACACCTGCCGTGCGGCCGTGTGGTCGAGGTCGAGGCGCCGGCCTGCGGCTGCTGCCGCTACGCGTCGAGGTCGAGGCGCTCGCGCAGGTCGCGTCTGGCGCGGTGTACGCGGGACCGGCAGCCGGACGGCGAGTAGCCGAACTCAGCGGCGAGGTCGGCGTCGGTGGCTCCGGCGAACACGCGGCGCGCGAGCAGGTCGCCGTTGCGCAGCGTGGCGATGGCGCCGGCGATCGAATCGGGCAGGTCCTGGTCTGGGCACTCCGGCGCCGCCTGCGGCTCCGAGACCCATTCGCCGGTGGTCTCGTCGAACATGGCGGGGAACGGGCAGAGGGCGCGCCAGCGAGTCGACCTCTTGGCGGCAAGGCGCGTGCGGCGCGCGATTTGGACCATCGCCAGGGTTGAGGCGTGCACCTGGGCGCCGCGGGCGACCCACTGCCAGAAGGCGAGGACCGCTTCCTGCGCGAGGTCGTCGACGTGCGCCATCGTCCACGGGTCGCGGTAGCGGCGCAGGACTCCGGTCGCCACGTTGCGGAGCTGCTGCCAGTCGAACGAGGGCGCCGTCATGGCGCCTCCTCGTCTGCATCGCCGAAGGCGGCGCGGGCGGCGTGCGGTCCGTTAGCGCGCTCGAAGTCGTCTCGGTGCATGCCGTCGACCTTCGGGGCGCGCGGCTGCCGGTGGCGCCTGTGGTGCATCATCCACGGGAGCATGCCGAAGCGGTCCGTCGGGACCGTCAGGAGCCCGGGGTCGAGGTTGACGGACACCAGCAGGTGGTCGAGCCCGTGGTCGCGGGCGTGGTCCACAAGCGAGTTGAGACACCGGGCGGAGACAGGATGCCCCCCGGTGATGCCGGCGAGGGCGACGGCAACGTCTACGGCGTCGGGGCGCATGGTCAGTTCCTCCCCGGTGCGGGCGGCGCCGGCGGCGGCGTGTTGTCGGCGGTGATGTCGAAGGCGACGAGGCACGCGAGGTAGTCCGCGGCGGCGCCGACGTTCTCGGCGATCAGCTCTTGGGCAACGGCGCGGAAGTGACGGAAGGCGACGGGCTCGCCGGCGATGGTGTGTCCGAGCAGGCGGCGCCCGAACTCGATCGCGAGCGGGGCGACGAGGCGGCGGAGTGGTTGGAGGTCCGAACGGGTCGTCATTTGGGATCCTGGGGGCGCCGCGGGATTGCGGATTGCTGCCCCCACAAGTGCGCATTCCGGCACGGCGTGTCCCCGACGCCCAGCGGGCGCCCGAGCTCGAGGGGCGCCGGGGCGGCGGTCGCGGCCTGGGCGTTCGGCTACGCGCGGCAGTCGCGGCCTGACCGCTCGGCATCAGCCGCCGGCCTCGGGCTGATCGCCTGGGGACCCAAGCGGCCGGCGCCTGATGCTGATCGGAATCCGTTCCTCATCGCTCAGGTCACCGCGCATCAACCGGATGCTGATCTCCAGCGCCTCACGTCGTGGGATCCGCTTCAGCAGGCATTCGAGCTTGGTTGCCAAGGCAAGGTTGATCTCCGAGAGGCGGAGCGCCTCGTCGAGCAAACCCGCGTCGATGTATTCCCGGCTCACCTTCGTGAGCGTGTCGATTTGCTCGGCAACCTCGGCGATGCGGTTCCGGAGGTTCGTCATTCAGGCCACCCGCGGGCCACGGCCTGATCGCTCGGCGGGGCCGGCGGCGCGACGGCGCACAGGCCGAAGAGCCCTTCCTCGATCAACCCGAGGTCCTTGGCGTGCATGAGCAGATCGGCCAGGATCGCCGGCGCCACGGTCGAGGAGACCATGGAGTCGACGAGCAGGGCGCCGAGCTGCGCCAGCCTGCGCTCCTGTTCGCGTGGGGTCATGCGACGACGGCCTGCCTTCCGATGTTGGCCGCGACGATGGCCGCGGCGACCTGAGGGCAGACGCTGTTCCCGATGCGCGCGATCTGGGCGGCCTTGGACCCGCGCAACTGGTAGCTGTCGGGGAAGCCCTGGGCCCTGGCCAGCTCGCGCGGCTCCAGCGAGATCGAGGCCGGCACGATGCCGGAGTGTTGTGCCATGTTCCTATCCTCCGGGGAGTCGCGGGATTGCGAGAGTGCTCCCCTACAAAGGGACGCTACGACGTTTTGCGTCCCGCGCCCTTCTTCGTCTTCGGCTCCTCGCTGGCCTGCTCCTCGTCGCGTGCTGGCGGTTCGTCCGCGGCCTGCTTCGCCGGCGCTGGCGCTGGCGGCTCGAGCCGGAGCAGCGGCGGGTCGGCGTCTGCGTCGTTCATCTTCGCGAGATGGTTCTTCTCTGCTCGCGCGCAGATCGCTTCGATGCGTTCTTCTGCGTCCGCGCCCTCCGTCGCCAAAACCTCAAGGACCTCGTCGGCGAAGGCCAGTCGCTCCATCAGCTGCGGCGCGTCTCCTGGTTTGCGTAGCTTCGTCACTGTGCTGCTCCTGCGGTATCTAGGGTGATAACGGGGTGTTTGCGCCGGTGCCGCCGGCGCGCGGGTTTCAGAGTTGGTCGGGGTCGTGCAGCGCGAGCTGGTAGGCGGCACGCTCGATACAACCCGGCTCCTTGCCGAAGTTGAGGCCTGGGCCGTCGCCGGCGAACCACAAGCGAAGGCCTCCGAAGTTGCCGGAGCCAACGTGGTGGGGCGTTCCGGCGATCGGCTCCAGCAGGTTGCTCGATGGGTCGCACTTGTCGCAGGCGGCCTGCAGCGCGTCGCTGTGCCGGCGGGCCAGGATGGCAACCGCCGAGGGGCTGTGCGAGACATCGACGAACCGGTTGCCTCCGCACAGGATCTCGCCGGTCGCTTCGTCGCGGTCGACGCGCTCGACGGTACGGGCAATCCTCTGCGCGAGCGCGAATGGCACAGTTACGTCGCGCACCGTCACGTACATCGTCGATCCCATACTGTAGTGATCGTGACGCACGGAGACCTGCCGCGCGTTGAAACCTGCAGCCTTGAAGGCGGCGCGCAGCTGGTCAGCGGGCGCCATGGTGTCGTTGCTCATGTCGGTTCCTCTCTGGTTGTAGTGGTTGACACAGAGGGTGACCACGTCACTTCGCGTCCTGCCGGTGGTTCGTGTGCCACACAACCCAGCGGCGATACTTCTGCGCCTTGATCGCGATCCTGCGCAGCCTGGGCAGCCAGTACGAATGCCCTGGGCCCATCGGCCTGGCCGGCAGGTGCTTGAGGACCCACTCGGGCGACGTCGAGCCGCTGCAACCGACCTGGACGCCCAGTCGCAGGCGGCACACGATCTCGTTGGCCATGAGGTCGCTGACCGTGAGGATGAAGGGGGACTGGTCGATCGTCACGCCACCGTAGCCGCCGCAACCTGGGCAGTGCTCAAGGAGCTCGCGCGCCTTGCCGAGGGTCTCGTGGCCGGTGACACCACAGACCGAGCACGGCAGCTCGCGCCCAGTCTCGAAGTGAATCCCTTGGATGAAGAAGCTGACTGTTGCCATGGGCAACACCTGATTGAAAAGGCCGCCGGGGAACTGCTAAGGGAAGAAGGGGAGATACGAGACAGTTTTACGGCCACCGTCCGAGACCAACCCGCGGCTGAGTGTTTCTAGATGTCCTGCGGCTCGCGCCGCACCGTCCACTCTCCCGGCCTCTCTGGGTCAGGATAGAGGAACGAGACGGATCGGTCTTCCTGCGAGCCGTGGTAGTGAACTTGGATCATGATCTCCTCCTCCGGGACGATGCACGTTCGCTGGTACGTGTGTGCATCTACCTGCAGGTGCTTCACGATCTCCTTTTCGAGGCGGTGGATTTCAACGCGCGCGTGCGCCTCGTCGCGCGAGGCCTCGACCGCAACGCGCGTCTGCTTGCGGTGCTCGACGACGAGCTCGCGGATGGTGGGGTGGTCCTTGATCTCGTAGGGGTTGCTCATGGGTGGCTCACGGCCGGTTCGACGGCAATGCGCTTGGCTTCCTCGAGACGCTTGATCTCTCGCGAGATGCCGACCTGGCGCAGAGCCTCGCGCTGGACGAGATCCGTGAGTCGGTTGATCTCGTCAGGGATCTGACCTGGATCCATCGAGCCCTGCAGGCCGTGTTCGGCCTTCGCGATGGTCACCTTGTCGGACCAGTTCTTCTCGCAGGTGACGCTGATCGACACCTGGACTTGGACGTTGTCCATTCGGTTCCTCCTATTGAGTGGGACAGGATTTCAGAAGCAGTAACAGCACGATTGCCGTGACCAAGAAGCGAACTCCCCAGTAGACGGAAGCGTGCCCAACTTCACGGATCTTCATGCTACACAATGGGGCGAACACGACAGATCGTGTCCCGGCCCTCACCTCTTGAGCCAATCTGGCGGCTCGGGGATGTCGATGGTCTGCCCAGCCTTGGGGTGTGTGCAATCTGCCAGGAACTGGATCCTGCCGTCAGTAACGAAGGAGTGGCAGGTGAAGCCCGAGGCGCCGCCGCGCACGAGGATGCTGGGCCGGAAGGTGGGCAGATCCAGCGATCCGTTCCAGGTCCACTTCGGACCGTCGAGGTTGCCACCAACGTTGACGGCGTGCGGCTCGTCGCAGCCAGGGCACCAGAACCAGACGGCGACCGTGCCTGTGTCGACGAGCGGCGAGTCAGGATCCTGCGGGTTGGACCGCTGAGAGATCGGGAAGCTCACTGCGCGCGTGGTCACTTCTTCCGGACCTTCACCTTGCCGGTGTGGAGCTCGCTCTTGAGCTTCTTCTTCTGCGACGGGCTGAGCGGTGAGTCGTTGCTGAGCAACAGGCCGACTTGCTTCTTCGACTTGGTCTTTGGCATGGTCACGGTCCTCTGTGTCTTGGTCTGACAGTTTGCAGGCCTCGACGATAGCGGGCCTGCCGGTGTCTGCGCCGCCAGCGCCGGCAGATGGTGCGTACCTGATCCACGAACTCGCGCGAGACGAGCCACAGGTCGCGGCCACAGACTTGGTTCATCGCGTGGAACAAGGCCGCGAACTGACTGGGGGAGCAGTGCAGTCCGTCGGGTTCGCCGTCCGCGATGATGTCGCTCAAACCGCTTCCGAAGATGTTCACAGCTGCAGGGCCTTGTCGTGGTCGTCAGCGTGCTTGCGGATGAGCCGGCCGAGCTCGACTTGGCTGTGCAGGTATTCGAATGCCTGGGGCAGCAGGTCGTCGCGCAGGATCGTGACGATGACGTTGACGTGCAGGTCGTGGTCGTCCAGTGGCCTCACTGGCGCCGTGCTCACGAGCGGAGCCCATCGCGCAACGGAGCCGAGCGAGGCGGCAACGGCGGCGCCGGCGAGGCGCGCAAGGAAGCCGCGGCGGTTCATGGCAGGCCGGTCAGGTCAGAGACCTTGCACTGGAACAGGCGGCTCAACGCAAGCAGGGCCCGCAGGTCGGGTGTGATCTCGCCGCTGCACCAACGCATCGAGGTTCTCACCCCGCGCCTTGTGGCCTGCCCGACCTTCCGGTGACTGACACCGGCGGCGACGCGCCGCTCCGCGATCCTCTTTCGGATGCCGCGGAGCAGCGTACGCCATTCCGAGCTTGGAACTGTCGCCGGAAGAATCTTGGTGTCGGCCGTTGACATAGCGCAGGATCTTGTCACATGCTCCGCCACCCTTCAAGGGCCCGCCTGCGGAACTCGACTCCTCCCGAGACGACCTCCTTGACCGGCGCAGGCGGGCTCTCTTTCAACCAGGAGGCACAGGAACACCGATGGCCCGCAAGAACGGCAAAGCGAAGACCCAGGACAGGCAATTCATGGATGCGAGCTCCGCGCCGACCGCGAAGCAGACGGACAAGAAGGCCAAGACCTTCATGGACAAGCAGGCGGACGAGGATCGCGACGACGCGAAGGCGACGCACTGCAACAAGGGGCTGAAGTCCTGCAAGGACCTGCTCGACCAGATGTCGAAGGCCGTCGCCCACGGCATCGCCACCGAGCACGACGGGCAGAAGCGCGCGTGTCTCGCCGAGGTCGGCGACCTGGGCAACGCCGTGCGCGATACTGCGCGCCAGGCGGTGCGTGACTCCAAGGTCGAGAAGCGCAACCTCCAGCCGAGCTGATCCAATGCGAGACGACGGGAACATCATCGTGTTGGACATCGAGACCCGCCCGGACCCGGCGATCGCCGAAGACGTCACCTGGTGGGCAAAGCAGATGGAGTCGATCGAGCCGCACGGCAGCATCAAGGATCCGATCAAGCAGGAGGCCTACCGCCAGGAGCAGCTCGACAAGAAGCGCGCGAAGATGGCGCTCTCGCCGCTGACCGGCATCGTCGTGTGTGTCGGCTGGCAATTCTGGGCCGACGAGGAAGCGAGCGTCCTCGAGACCAAGGAGCAGACTCGCAGCGGCGAGAAGGACCTGCTGGAACGCTTCGCCGCCGCCATGCGGTCCGAGGATCCAACGCTCTGGGTCGGGTGGTATCTCCGCCGCTTCGACCTGCCATTCCTCGCAGCCCGCTGCATGGTCGTCAACGCCGAGATCCCGCACCTGCCAATGCCGCGGAACTGGCAGCGGGTCGTCGACCTTGCCCAAGACCTCGACCTCGAAGGCTCTCTGAGCCAGTGGCAATACGTGCTCGGCGGCGGGTTCAAGGAGCACGACGGCGAGGAGCTCGCCGGCCTGACCATCCCCGAGCTGGCCGAGCACTGCCGGCAAGACGTGACCTACACCGCGGAGATGGCGCGGCGCACGCGGTTCGTCTGGGGCGCGCGATGAGTCCGAAGCTCTGTGAGCATGAGCAATGCCAGCGCCCAGCGCTCGATGGGCGTGAGTTGTGCAAGGAGTGCAGTTCGTCTGCACTTGGCAACGTACCGCCAGAGGCTCTGACGGAGATGGGGCTCGTTCGCGTTGTTTGGTGCAGGGAGTGTCTGACGCTGGACAAGGTCGTGCAGAGCGGCCGCGTCCACGAACAACAAGGAGGAGAACATGGCCGATGAAGTTCAACTGACGGGTCGTTCTGGCAAACCGTGGTCGCTAACGAGCTACGTCGCCACCACGGTGAAGTCGAACGTCATGAGTCTCCTGCCAGGCGGCGAGGCCGACTGGCCTGCGTTCGAGGTCGCTCTGCGCGCCGCGGTTCTCGCGAAGCCGGCGAAGGACGGCAAGCCCGGCCTCGCGGACGCGATCGCGCGCAACCCCGAGAGCGCCCTGGTCGGCATCGTGAAGTGCGCGCAGATCGGCCTGTCGCTCAACCCGATCCACGAGCACTTCGACTTGGTGCCGCGCGCCGGCGTCGTGCACGGCGAGGTTCGCGCGAAGGGCTGGCAGCACCTTGCCATGGCCAGCGGCGCCATCGAGTTCATCATCCACGACGTCGTCTACAAGCAGGAATACAACGCCAACGTCCCCTTCTTCGATCCGATCACGCGGATGCCGAACCACGTCGCAGCCGAGTTCGAGCGCGATAACTGGAAGGACGACGACGTCATCGGGGCCTACTGCTGCGTGAAGCTGAAGGGCCAGGACCGCCTCGTCTCGAAGGCTCTGAGCCGCGGGCAGATCAACAAGCGCCGCGCGATGGCCCAGACGGACAACGTCTGGAAGACCTGGTTCAAGGAGATGTGCATCGCGAAGGCCGACAAGCACGCATTCAAGAGCCCCGACATTCCGAAGACGCCGGCGATGGCCGAGGCCTTGCGCGGCGACGACGAGGACGACATCACGGCGCCGGCGCTGACTCCAACGAGGGCACCTTTGCTCGCGGCAGCGCCGACGCCGATTCACTCTTCGCCGCCGAGGAAGACTGGCGGCCAGGTCATGTTCGACGCGCGCAGCGACGAGCCTCTGCCCACCGACGAACAGCATCGCCAGGACCTGCTGCGCGCGATCGACACGGAGTGCGTGAACCAGGACATCTCCTCGGACACGCTGCGCGAAATGGGCGTCAAGCTGATCGCGCTGCCCGACGACACACAGGACTTCGACCAAGCCCTGCAGAGTTTCTCCAGCGGCGACCTGGAAAAGCTCCTCGACCACATGATCGCCAAGAGGAACCCGACGTGAAGCCAACCGACGCCGACCTGGAGAACCGTTTCCGCTACAAGCGTCCCACCGAGGCCACCATCCCGCTGCACGCGCAGGTGACCGAGTCCACGCTCGCGCTGGCCAAGCAGCTGCGCGATATCTGCCCGGACGGGCGGAACCTGTCGCTCGCCCTCACCCACCTCGAAGACGTGCGCATGAGGGCGAACGCGGCGATCGCGTGCGACACGCCGGCGCCATGAAGCTCTTCCACGTCAAAGACTCCGATCGGCCGATGTTCGTTGTCGCCGCCGACTGGCAGGATGCTCTGCAGTTGTGGAAGGCGAAGATCGAGGAGGAGAATCCTCGCCCGGAAGATGTGATGGCCTCGGACTGGGTCATCGAGGAACCACAGGGCATCGACTTCGTTGCTGGCGCCGACGACCTGCTAATCGCCCCGCGTTTCCTGAAGGCGGGCGACCCATGAAGAAGCGCGCACCATTGCCAGTGATCGGCGCGGAGGAGGTCCTCCGCGAGGCCGCACGACAGCTCTCCGAGAGTGCAGACGTGTTCTCTCAGGCGGACAAGATCGTCGAGGCGTCGAACAACGTCGAAGCGATCCAGGACGTCGAGGAGGCGATCCGCTACATGCAGGAGGCGATCGCCTACTACCGCGGCTGCGTGAAGGCCTACCGCAAGTGAGCCCCACGCAACGAGCCCTCGCCGAGTGCCGCAAGCGCGGCTGGACCGCACAGGTCGTCGAGAAGTGGGTGGCGCCAGCGCGGCGCCGCATCGACCTGTTCGGTGTGATCGACCTGATCGTCCTCGACGGTCAGGGCGGCGGCCCGCTCGGCGTGCAGATCACGAGCGGCCAGCATCACGGGGAGCGAATCACGAAGGCCCTCGAGGAACCACGCCTGAAGCTGTGGATGCAGTCGCCGGCCCGCTTCGAAGTCTGGTCGTTCGCGAAGAGGTCAATCAAGCTGGGCGGCCCGCGCAAGGTCTGGAAGCTGCGCCGCTCTGCTGCCAATCCCGAGGCGCCACACTGGGGCGTCGAGGAGATCAACGTCCGCGATCTGGTGCCTCCTACGTGAAGCCATACTTCCAAGCCGAACGAGTCACGATCTACCACGGCGACTGCCGCGAGATCCTTCCGAATCTCGACGCAGTCGACGCCGTGATCACCGATCCGGTCTGGCCCAACGTCCCCGACGGACTCCTGATCGGCTGGGAAGATCCTCGGGCCTTGCTGGCGAGCGCACTCGCCGTGCTCGGAGAAGCCAAGAGGCTCGTCGTCGTGCTGCGCAGCGACAGCGACCCGAGATTCCTCTCGGCAGTCGGAGACCGCTGGCCCTTCGTGTGCGTGCAGGCGATGGCCTACGCCCTGCCGATGTATCTCGGGCGCGTGTTGGGCGGAACCGAACTCGCTTACTGCTTCGGTGAGCCTATCCCCTCCACTCCAGGCACGCGCGTGATCCCTATGTGGGGTCCGAAGGCGCAGAACCGCCACGACAACCGCCACAACGGGCATCCGTGTGCGAGGCACATTAGCCACATGAAGTTCCTCGTCAGTTGGTGGTCTGAGGCTGGCGGCACGGTCCTCGACCCGTTCATGGGGAGCGGCAGCACGCTGCGCGCGGCCATGGACCTTGGTCGGCGAGCCGTCGGCATCGAAGTCGAGGAGCGTTACTGCGAGATCGCAGCGCGGCGCATGGCGTGTGGTTCGCTTCCGCTCGACTTTCCGGACTAGCGACCGGGCGCCGCCCAGCGAACCATCGCGTTCTGATAAGAGCGCGTGAACAGGGCCTTGGTCTCCTTCGAGGTCCCCTTCAGTGCCTCGCGGAGCTCGCCGGAGTCGGAATACCACAGGCTCGCGATGAGTTCGAACCGCTTCCGGTTCATGTTCTCGGACGGGTCGTCGAGAGCTCGCGCCATCAGCCGGAACGCCGTGTCGCGGTCGTAGGCGTTGATGATGTTGCGCTCGTTGCTCGTCAGCACGAGGTTGGCTGTCGCCACCTTGTTCAGCCGCTTCGCCAGGGCCCGGGCCTCGCCGCGCGTCATCTCCTCGTCCTTGGCGTAGGACTCGAACGCCGTGCGGAAGTCCTGCCGGCTCTTCTGGGCGTCCTGCAGCAACTGCTCTGCGGTGGCCGGCTCGCGCGCGGTCGCGGCCTCGCGCTCGAGCGTCATGCCGTGGCGGATCGACTTCTCCATCTCGTAGCTGGCCGTCTTCGCTGAGGCCGCCTTCATCGCGTCGCGCATCGGGCCTAGAACGCTGTTCTGGATGCGCTCGATCGCCTGGTCAATGTCGGGCCCGAGCAGGTTCCATAGGATTCGGCCCACAGCCTCGCCCTTCACACGCGACTGCGTCACGCCGGTCGCAGGGTTCTTGGTCAGGTAGAAGTTGGGGTCCGTCGGGTCCGGCACGCGACCGAAGATTTCGTTCGCCGCGCGGGCATACCAGAGGTTGCCGATCAGCGTCTTGTACCAGGCATCGCGAGCCTTCTTCGCGTCGCCCTGGAAGCTGGCGATGGCCGCCTCGTGCAGGTTGCCGAACTCCTCGAACATCAGGGGAAGGCTCGTGCCGAACAGCGGCAGGATCGTCAGGTCGGGGATCGTGCCGATCGTGCGCGCCTTGCGCACCGCATACTCGCGCAAGACAGCCGGCGCGAACTCGGTGGCCAGGTCGACGGCCTTCTGCCTCCACTCCGGCAGCGTGCCCGCCGGATCCGCTGGATCTGCCGCCAGGTGCATCCAATGCTGCAGCTTGTGCGAGGTCCACGTCGCCATCGGGCCGAGCAGGGGGACGTCGGAGAGCGCGCCTCCGATCCAGCGCGTGTAGTCCTTGCCGCCGAGGATGCCGAGCTGCTGCATCGCGTAGGCATACATGCCGAAGTAAGCGAGACGGCCGATCCCTTTGGCGCCGTGGTGGAAGAACTGGCGCCAGTTGCTCGAACTGACCTGGGCCCACCAGCTGTAGAGCGGCTTCGTCAGTCGGCCGAGCCAGGTCTGGAAGAACTCGCTCTGTGCCAGGCGGCTACCGATGTTGCCCTGCGCGATCGCGTAGTGCATGGCGACCTTCTGCGCCTCTGCGTCCGTGGCGCCGGCGCGCCGCTGCGACATGTAGGAGCCGAGAAGCGTCTGCATCATGCCGTGCTCCTGCGCGATGCGGCGCACGTACCAGGAGAGCTTGTCGGCCGTCGTCACGCCCTTCGAGAATGCCTCTTTGGCGAACTCGTGCGCTTCGGCCCCGGTCTTTGGCATCTGCAGGTGCAGCGACTTGCCGTACCGATACTCGCGCGCCCCCTCGGTCAGATGCCCCATGGTCGACTCGCCGCTGAGGAACGAGCCGTAGGCAAACTGGAAGGCGTCGTCGAGCATCTCGCGCTCCGCCCGCTTCTTCGGGCTGAGCTTCACCAGCTTCTCCGGAGGCGTGCGCAGGCCTGCCAGGACGCTTTCCGCCCGCGCCGTCGTCTTGCCGTCGATGACGCGTAGCGTGTGCTCGCGGAGCCACCTGGCCGGATCTTCGCGCAGCTTCGCCTGGGCCCGCGCCAGGCGGATGGCGAACTCGTTGGCGAACGCGCTGGCCTCGAACGCGTTCTCGATTCCCATGCCCCCGAAGGTCGCGTTGCTCAAGGTGGTCTGCGTGATCTCCATCACGGCCGAGCCGGGGTTGGCCAAGCCAAGGATCTTGTGTCGGATCAGGGAGGCGACGCCGGTCGCGAACCGGTCCATCTTGCCGAGCACGTTGCGGCCGGTGAGCGTGCGCAGGATGTCGTCGACGTAGTCCTGGAACTCGCGCGCTCCCTCCTTGCCCTGCTCTTCGAAGATCGCCCGCATCTTGCCGCCCTTGCGGTAGGCGACGCGGCCGACGGCCTCGGACTGGAACATGACCTCGCGGAAGTGCTTCGGGAGAAGCACCTGCTTCGTGACGGGGTCCTCGCCTGGATCCAGCGACTCACCTTCGGCCAGCTCCGGCAACTGGTGCTCCACGGCGCCCGCCCGCGGCGGCTGCTCCGGGTTCACGGCCTCCTCGCGCGAGCCGAGGATCAGGATCTTGGGCTGGAAGGGCTTGTCGACGATCTTCCAACCTCCGTCGCCCCTCTCCACGGCCGCGGCCTCGCGCTCCTCGCGGGTGCCGATCAGCACGCGCGGGTCCAGGAGCTCGGCCTTCTTGCGGTCGGCAACCGTTCGGAAGTAGGCCGTCTTCTGCGGGCCGCCCTTGCCCTTCTCGAATGTGAGCTCGTAGAGCTTGCCTCCGAGCCTCTTCTTCAGGTGCGCTCGCGTCGCCGGCGACTCCTCGTCCGTCATCCACTCGACCTCGCGGCCGCCGTGCTCGAGCTCGCCGGCGCGCAGCTCCTCGGCCGTGACGACCTCCTGGCTGCCATAGAGCCGATCCATGTTGTTCTCCAGCCACTCGCTGGCCGGCACGAGACGGTAGAGTTCGCGCACGTAGTGGAAGAACGACCGTAGAGCCGACGGGTCGCGGTTGCCGGCGGCCTCGAGCGCATTGGCGCGGCGCAGCCAGTGGCCACCGCGCAGCTGCCTGGGGTAGGGGCTGTGGATGTGGTCGCGCACCATCTGCGGCAGGTCGTCGGCCATGCGTTCGAGCTGCTCGCGCGCCGTCTGCGGATCGGGCATCGGCATCTCGGCCTCCTCGGTGAGGCCGAGCGCGCGCTGCATGGCCTGCTGCTCGGAAGGGTCCTTGAGCGGCACCGCCGGTGCGTAGCCCTCTTCGCGGACGCCCCACTCGCGAGCCTCCTTGGCGCCCTCATCCTCAAGGTGCTTGATGCGCTCGCCGTGCTTCGCGAGCTTGTCCTTGAAGGCCTTGTGGGCCCGCTTCGCCTGCTCCAGCCGCTTCTGCGCCTGCTTGAGATCGTCGGGCGCTGCCTCGGAGCGGGCATCAATGGCTTCCTGCACCACGGCCTCGGAGGCCTCGACCTGCTGCTGGATCTGATCGCGGACCTTCCCCAGGAACCGCAGGTCGCGCCTGCGGAGGATCTGGCTGGGTAGCTTGCCCGATCGAACGATGTCGAGGAGCGATCGGTACATCTCCCGGACCGTGTCCGCGAGGTCCTTCTCCTTCGGCGTCCAACCTGCCTCGAAGTCCTTCGTCCAGGCCTTCTCTTCGTTCGTCGGCTTGCTCTTGCCCTTGAGCTCGAGCCACTTCGTGAACTGCAGGTCGCGCTCCGTGTTCTCCTTGAGGAGGTTCCGATGGAGCATCTCCATGGCCTCGTGGGCCAGCCGGTGGAGAGCGCCCGCCTCCTCGCCGGCGAGGATCGCATCGGTCTCGCCCCACTTCGACAGCCGGTCGACGAGCGTCTTGGCGGCCTTCTTCAGGGCCGTCTTCTTGCCCGCATACTTGCTGAGCACGGTCTCGGACCGCTCCCTGATGCGGCGAGCATCGCGCAGCCGGCGAGCCTCGCGCGTCCTTCCAACGAGGCGCCAAGCGGCCGCGAGCGGGATGTCGACGCCGATGCGCATGCCCTTCAGCGCGCCCGACAGCATCCGCATGCCGCCGCGGAAGACCTTGCCGTGCGTCCAACGAGCCATCTGCCCCGCCAGCTTCGCTCCGTCCAGCAAGGTCAGGGCGACGCGTCGCGCGACCTCCGTTGGGATGATCGTCGCGCCGGACTCTCTCTGCCGCTTGTTGAGCCTCGCCAGAATCTCGTCGGCCGTCTTGATGGCGGCCTTGGCCTTGGCCAGTCGCTCGCGGGATTTCTTGGCCTCGCGCTTCTGGAAGTCCTGCAGGTCGCTCTTGGTCTTCGACCTGCGCGCATAGCTCTCGCGACGCAGGTCGGCCTTCGCGACCTCGCCCTCGAGCTCGCCGCGCGCCGTCCCTACGGCGTCGATCGCGTCGCCGATGTCCTTGGGGTGTAGATTGCCGGCGTCCAGGTCAGCCTTCAGGCGGGCGAAGTTGTTCTCGTAGAAGGCGGAAGCGAACTCCTCGCCGAGGCCGACGCGGCGCAGGTCCGTCTTCGGCTGCTCCTTGGACACGATGTCGAGCGGGATGCGCAGGGCTGCGAGCTCTTTGCGCACGCGGGCCTGCTCGGGCGACGGCTGCGTCTCCGGCTCGTTGCGGTTGCCGTAGAGCTTGTCGTACTGCCGCTGGGCCTCCTCGTCGCCCTGCTGGGCGCGGTCGTAGAGCTCGTTCCGGTCCTTGTCCTGGGCGGCGTCGAACAGCTTGTCGGTGAGCGTGCGCGGCTTCGGCGGCTTCTCGAGGAATAGTTCCTTCTCGGGCCGCCGCGAGAACTTCCTGGCTGGATGCGACTCCGGCAACTTGGAGACGCGGGAGGCCTCGACCACGCTTCGCGGCACCTGCGCCTCGACGATCTCTCCCTCGACCATCCCATTGTCGAGATACCACTGGGCCTCGGCGCGGTCGTCGGTCCACCACTTGCCCGTGGCTTCGTCGGTCGCCTTGACGTCAGGATTCCCCTCGAGCCAGTCGGGTCGGCGCTTCTCGCGCGCCTTCTCCTGGGCCCTGTAGACCGTGACCATCTCCTCTGACTTCGGCGTCTCCTCCGCCGGCATCTCGATCTCCAGGTCTGGCTTGATCTCCAGCTCCTGGGTCATCATCCGGCGCAGGTTCTGCAGCCGTTCGAGCACCTTGCGGCCGTGCGCCGTCATCGAGGCAAGCGCGGTGATCTCGTCTGCGCCCTCCAGGTCGCGCACGAGCTCGGCCAGGTCGGCGAGGGCCTTCGACCGCTTGTGCGGCCGCGAGGACGTCAGCCCCTGCTTGCCCTCCAGCTTCTTGAGGCGGTCGCGGAAGTGGTTCACGAAGTCCGCATGCGTCGTGTGGCCGAAGGACGGGTTGGTCTTGACCCACTCTTTCCACGCGGCCTCGGCGACGGCCTGCGACTTCTTGCCGGCGTCCTTGGCAGCGTTGAAGGCGTCGCGCACGGCCTCGGGGAGCGCGTCGAGCGCCGGCTTCTTCGTGGCCTTGGCCTGGTCGGTGACGAGGGCCTGCTTGTCGGTGTGTCCTGGCGCCTCGACGGCCTTGCGCGTCTCCTCCGCGACCTCTGGCGGCGGCGCCGGCCTGCGCTCCTGCAGCATCGCGCGCACGAGCTCTTCGTTCGTCACGCCGAGCTTCTTCGTGATGAAGTCGCTGGTGTGCATCTCCTCGGGCAGGTGGTCGAGCAGCAGCGCGGCGCCCTGGGCCCACCCCTCGTCGAAGTTGTCAGGCCGAGTGACTTCGCCATACTCGAGCAAACGCCTCTGGATGCGCTCGAGGTTCTCGGTCAGGTGCAGCGAGACGCCGCGCTCGTGGTCCTGCGCGATCGCCATCGCGTCGCGGGTCAGCTCGGCGGCGATCTCGCGGCCGCGCTCGTCGCGAACCTCCTGCTCGGTCTTTGACTCCGGCGCCTGGGCGACCTCGCCTGTGGGCACGAACTTCGCGCCCTCCATCTTCATGACTCCGATCTCGGTCATCCGCTGGAGCAGTCTGTGTGCTCGGTTTTTGCTGATGCCCATGGCATCGCCGAGCGTGCGGGCCGAGTGAGTGCCGCCATGGCGGACGGCGTCGATCGCTCGCTGCAGCTCGTCGTCGGCCGCCGGGCCCTGCTGCTCGACGTAGTGGTCGTACTCGCGCTGCATCTCGGCTTGGCTGGCCTCGTCCTGCACGCTCGTCACGCGCTTCCCCTCAACAACGTCGCGCAGCATCTCCGAGAAGCGGACTCCGACGTCGTCGCCCTGGCCCTCGGCCGTGACGTCGTAGTCGTTCTTGCGCAGGTATCCTTCGGACGCCAAGGACTGGGCCATCCGCTCCCAGCTCATGCCCTTGCCACCCTTCTCGCCGCGGATCACGCCGCTGATCCGCCGCTGCTTGAGCGTCTCGCGAATCGAGCGCACGTCGCCAGGGAACTTCTGCATGCTCCGGTGACTGAGCCCGCCGAGCTCAACGATCCTAGTGAGCATGTTCTTCGTGCGCGTCTTCCGGCGCGGCGTCGGCACCGTCTTGCGCACCGGAGCCTCTCCCGGCTCGCCCTCCTGCCGCGCCGTGACCGTGCCCTCGTCGACATTCTCACTGACGACCTGCCACTTCTTGCCCTTGCGCTTCGCCTGCTTCTGGACGGTCTTCAGGGCCTTGTCGCGCGCGCCGGCGTTCTTCTCCAGCCGGACGTTGGTGTCCTGCGTCAGCTCTTCCTGGGCAACCTCGATCGGCTTGGCCTTCTGTCCGAGCTTGTTCTTCCGCGCGATGGCCGCGAGTCTCCACGCGCGAGCGGTGTCAGGCTCGTTCTGTGCCTCAAGGAGGATGCGGGCCACGTCCAGGTCGCGCTTCACGTCGGCGTCGTCCGGCTTCTCGAGCGCCTTCGCTTCGAGCGACTTGACCTTGTCTTCCAGGCTCCCTTCCTGGTCGGGCAGCAGGGCCCGCGACATGTCCTCGGCAATGACTCGGGAGTCGCCCTCGTCGCCGAATGCGATCTTGATCTCCTCGCCTGCCCTCCGGCGCTCGTCCTGGGCCTGAGTCGGGGCCATCTCCTCCAGGTTCTTGCGCGCTTCGGCTCGGATGATGCTGGCGACCTCGTCGTCGAGTCCCGTCGCTCGCATCGTGTCGATGTCGCTCTCGACGGCATGGAAGAGGCTGAGGTAGTCCTTCCTGCTCTGCAGGTGCGCGCCGAAGGCGTGCGCGACGTGCATGACGCCAAGGCCGGCGATCATCGGAACGGTCTGCTGGGCGTAGTCCTTGGCGGCCGTGAGGAAGCCGTCTTCTCCGAAGCCCCAGTCGCCGCGGCCGGCAGCCGCGAGCATCTTCCTGACCGGTTCGGCGCGGCCGCCGGCAGCGAGCAGGTTGGCGGTCGTGTCAGCGAGCCCGCCCTCGCCGCTGCGGTTCGCCTCGGCGATCGCGCCGACTGCCGCATCAACACCCTCGGTCGCGGCCGGCATCGCAGCGCCCGCCCCAATGACGCTCGCCATTGCGCGGCCGACGCCGGGCTTCGGCTTCAGCACGCCGAGCCCGCGGAGCGCGGACGTGAAGCTGAAGAGCACTGTCGTCGCAGCCGCCTCGCTGCCGGCGAGGATGCGGTGCGCCTTCTCCGTGGCGTCTCGGAGCTTCGGGTCGGCGATCTCATCGAGCTGCTGGCGTGTTTCGGCCGGGAGCTGGCCCGCGTAGGCGCGGATCCCTTCCATGGCGCCGGGGCCGGCAACGTAGGTTCCGACTATCTCTCCGACGCGCGCGAGCTTCGGGCTGTTCTTCAGCAGAGTCTCGGCGAGACCGCGGGTGACTTCGGCCGAGACCTTGATCTCGCCGCCGATCGGGATCGCCGCGCTCGCGATGTCGATGACCTGGCTCGTGAGGTCTCGCATGCTCGCCTCGCCGGAGAGCCGGTCGATCACGCGATGCGCGGCCTCTGTGAGGGACGACCTGAGCTGCTCCTTCGTCACCCCGGGCGGCATGTGGGCGCGCTCGAGCTCGTCGAGCGGGACGCCGAACACTCGCGAGGCCGTCTCCGGCTGGCTGATGATGCCAGCGATGATCTTCTCGGCGCGGCCGATCATCTCCTGCCGCGTCGTGACGGGACCTCCGCCGATCGCGCGAACGCCGCGCACGACGTCTCCCCAGCCCGGAGTCTGTTGCTCAGCGAGCCGCTGGGGCTTGGGCTCTGGCATCGGGACGCCCTGCTGCTTCGCCCAGGCCTCCATCGTCTGGCGGCCCATGTCTCCCTGGGGCAGGTCGAAGGCGCCCATGCCCGTCGGCTTCCGCTCTGGTTCCGGCTTCTCGCGGGCGATGTCGCCAGGTTGCTCTGTGCGGATCTCCTTCTCGAGCTCGCGCTCCACCTGTTGCCGCATCTCCTTCGTGCGGGTGTAGGTGCGGCGCCGCGTGCGCAGGTCGGCGATCTGAGACGGCGGCGAGAACGGCTCCTGCTCCTTGATCGCCCGCTCGTAGTAGTCGCCGCCGGCCGCCTGGTCCTCGTGCAGCTGCTGCGCGTAGGCCGTCGCCTGCTCGGGCGTCTTGAAGATGCCAAGGTGCTTGCCGGTCTTCTCGTAGTTCTGGATCGCCTCCTCGTCCGACATGATCCGGCCGGCGTCACTGACCGTGGGGACGAGGACCTCGCCGCGGTCGGTTCCGAACGACATCGAGCGGACCGTGCTGACCGAGCCGTCCGGGTTTTTCACGCGCGGGCGGTTCGACAGGTCGATGTTGCCCTTCTCGACGAGGCCTTGTGGCTGCGGGCCCTCCGGTTCGAGGATCATCCGGTTGTTGAGTTCCGCGAGCATCTGCGGGCCGCGCTTGACCTCTCCGACGATGCCGAGGTCGAGCTCGTAGTTCTTGCGGAGGATCTCGTTCCTGACCTGCTCCTGGAACCGCTGCAGGAGAGCCTCCGCCTGCACGGGGTCCGAGGGCAGCTCGGGCGGCAGGATCAGCGGCGGCATCGGCGGCGGCGGCGCGGCCGTTGGGTCCTGGATCAGGCCGAGGGCTGGAGGACTGTCAGGGCCCTGCGGCGGGACTTCGAGCTGTGGAAGTCGCGGGGGCGGGGCAGGAGGCATTGGTGCCGGTCCCTGCGGTGAGGGCCGACCCACTGGTTCCTGGGGCATATGTCAGTAGGGGAGTGTGGTCGTTCCGAGTCCGCTGAAGCGTTGGCGCGGGTAGTTCGTGTCCATGCCCATCCCCTTCGGCACGGGGAGGATCCCGCCGAAGAGGTCCTGCAGTTCCATGAAGCCGGTGGGATCGCCGGCCTGGAAGCGGCGGTAGGCGTCGCTCATTCGCCAGTAGGCCTTGCCGGCCGGATCGAGTGGTGGCTGGCCACCTGAGCCCGTCATCAGGTGACGATACTCGTCGCTCATGTTGAAGCCGCTGGCCTGCGCACCGACGCCGGTCGGAGGCGGCGGGCCCGCGGCCGCCATCGGACCCTTGGCTCCCTGCTGCCGCTGCCGCATGCGACCCTCGAGGATCTGTCGGACCTGCTCGCGCTTCGCCTCCAGGTCGGGGTCCGGCGAGCCCCTCGGTGCGGCCGGATTGGACTCCAGGTCGCCCGTGTTCTGGGGCTCGGCCTTCGGCTGCGATGGCATCAGGGCACGGAGCATGTCTGGCGTCTGCTGGACGGGGCCAAGCGGCCCTCCACCGCCGGGCGAGCCTCCCATCTCCGCGCCGGCCATGGCCCCTTGTGCGCCAGCGCCCGCTACCGGAGAAGCCGCGCGCCTGCCGCGGATGTTCTGGGCACCCATGACGCGGGTGATCGCTCGCTTGGCCTGCAGGAGGTAGGTCGGGTCGAATAGGATCCCCTCCTTCTGCTGCCCCTCGGCGATCTTCTGGTCGATCGCGGAGAGCGCGGACTCCGGGTCCTGGCCGTACTGGGAGACGTAGCCCTGGCCTTCGGACTCCCATTCCGACGCGCCGGCGCCGCGGGCGCCGGCGTAGATTTTCGCGACCTCGAGCTCCTTCTCGTGGCGCTTGTCGAGCATCTCGAGCTCGTGCTGCCACTTCTCCTTGTCGCGCGCGGCCTCACGCTCGGCGTCGCGATTCTCCTTCGCCAGTGCGTCGGCCTTCGCCGAACTCACGTCCTTCTGGTGCATCAGTGTCTGCCCCAGACCCTGAATCAGAGCCAGGAACGTCGCCGCGTCCCCGCCCTTCCGACGTCTCCTCCGATCCGCTTTCGCCTCTGCATAGCTCATAGTCGTGGTCCGGGTAGAGCATCCGCGCGATCGCGTTGGCGTCGGTCACGTGGTGCAGTGACTGCCGGCGGACGCGCGGGCCCCCGCGACGATACCCCCCGAACTCGCGGAGGGCGATCCCGAAGCGGTTGCCGGCGGCCAAGTGGACCATCGCGTCGGCTTGGAGCCGCGGGCTGATGGGCAACATCATCTGCTTCGGCTCTGCTGGTAGGCGCCGAGTCCCGCGCCGGCGAGAGCTCCGATGCCTGCGCCCCAGGGCCCGAAGGCCGCACCGGCGCCGGCGCCAGCGAGAGCACCCTGGGCCGGCCCGACGCCCGGTTGCGTGTCTTGCGGCGACGTGATCCTGGGCGTGATCTGCTGGCCGAGTGCGAGCTGCGCGATCGTGCGGTGGGCATCGAAGAGCTGGTTCGCGCTACCCATGCGGTTCCGCGCCGCGGTCTGCTCGAGCTGTGAGCGGAGGTCGGCCTGCTGGTTCGATCCGGACTGCCGGAGCATCTCGGAGGCGGCCGTGCGCGCCGTGCCGCGGCCGAGTCCCTGCGCGGCCATCGACTGCTCGCCGCTACGCATCGCCTCGCGCGTGCCGCGTCCGATCTGTCCGGCCGCCGCGCCGTAGGCTCCCATTGCGCCGAGGTCCCAGTTGCCTTGATCGGACATGTAGGCGAGGCCTTGGCTGCCTTCGAGGCGCCGAGACTCCAGCGCGCCCATCAGAGGGCCGGCGATCTCCATGAAGTCGGCGAACTGCTCGGGGTTGCCCTTGAAGTTCGCGAGCAGGTCCTGCAGCGCGTCAGCTGTCGACGCTCCCCCTTCGAAGCCCTGGAGCAGCGACTCGTACCCGCCCGTCTGGTCGTTGTAGAGGTAGTCTGGCGGCTGCTTCGGCTTCTTGCCCCAGAAGCCGAGAGCCTTGCCGATGGGGTCGACCTTCTGCAGCGACTGGGCTGGCGGTGTCTGGCCCCATTGCTCCGACGTGCGCCGGTATTGGGCCTCCGGCCCCGCAGCGAGTCGCCTCTCCGGGGTCGGTGTCGGCGGCGCCGCCCTTGGCGCGCGCCCTCGCGGCCTGTAGGAGCTTGGGTAACCCGTGCTCGGCATGCCCGAATCCTACCTCGCTCGCGGCTTCGGCAGCCAAGCCAGGGCCAAGTTCATGATCCTCTGGTACAGGTCGAGCCACGTGATTGGGCTCTCGGCTGAGTCCGCGACCTCGATGCGCAGCTGCGCAGCCTGCTGGCTCGCGAGCGTGTACTGCTCCTGCGTGATCTTGCCCGTGGCAAGGAGAGCTGCGACGCCGGTCTCGACTGTTGTCAGCACGGCCATCGCCACGGCGCGTTCGTCAGGCGTCGTGGTGCGTGGGGACGTTGCGCACGAGGAGAGGGCAAGAAGAACGGTCGTCATGACTGCGGCCGTGATGCGGTTCGGTTTCATGCCGCCGGATGCTACCCGGACCGCCTTCCTGCCTCGATCGCCCTCTTCAGTTCGTCGACCGCCTTGTCGCGCTCGCGGGCGTACTCCTCGAAGTGGCGCGTCGCCTCCCGCTGAAAGGCGGCGTTCTGCTCCGTGAGCACGTGGAGCTCCGTGACGAGCCCGCCAACGGTCTTCGTGTTGTTGTCGACCGAGTCCACGAGGCGGCCGCCAATCGACCGGAGAAGCCAGGTGACTGACCCGATGATGAAGGCCAAGAGGCCGAGAAGGGTTACCTTCTCCGGCACGGGCATGTCCTGCAGCGCGATGGCAAGGGACAGGCCGGAGCCGGCTGCAACAAGGAGAGCTCCAGTCACGTGCGGTTGCCTGTAGAGATTGCGTGGCACAGGGGGCACTGTTCCACATAGGCCGAAAGTGAGAATCGGGTGATGACCTGCTAGGCGACGTACGGCAGTAACACTTCGTGCCAACGAATGAAGTAGCGCAGCTGCGACGCGGTTGCGACGGTCTTCGCAGCCGCGATCGAGAACAAGCCCTGCGGGCGGACCATGTAGAGGCCGTTGGCCTGGAACTCGTGCACTCGCCATACCGCGCCGGCGAAGGCGGTCGCGCCTGGCGCCGACGGGCCGTGCGGCGTCCACACACCGGCGACGGTGGCGCCAGCGATGGTCCTGGCACTCGTCATTCCGGCGACGCGTCCGCTGAGCGATGCTTTCGTCAGTCCGGCATCTGCCGGGGCCGCGAACACACCCGGCTCCATGGCAGCGAAGAGAGCGAGCGAGTTCTGCTGTGTCGCGTCGGTGACGACCTCAACCACGCCGAACGAGTCGATCACGTAGACCTTGGCGTTCGCCCCGGTCTCGCCATTCCACAATGAATGGCCCGCCGTGGTCGAAGGGACGGCTGTGAGCGCAGCAGCCACCGCGCTGAGGATCTGCCAGCTCCCGCCGTGCCTGACCAACTCGGCGAGTGCGGGAAGGCCCTGCACGACGATCCCGTCGCCGCGCGGCGTCATCGCGAGTTGGCTCTCGCTGGAGTCGGCGCTGTTGGGGATCGTGGTCCCGCGAACTGCTCCAAGAGGTCTGGTTTCGAGGGTCATTGGGTTACTCCATTGCGAGGGCTAGGGGCACATCATCTTCGAGGCCAACTGGTGCGGGAAGCCCGAGGACGACGAAGTGCTTCAGCAACAGCAGGTACTTTCGCTCCAGACTCTCGACCGTGACGAGGCGCTGATCGTTTGCCTGCACTGCGAGCCCCGCGGCGTCTTCGCCATCCTTGGCGAGCTCGACGAGGCCCGCGGTCTCCGTCGTCGCGAGCTCGAGGTCGATGATGTCAGCGATGACGTGCGTGTGCTCCGGCACTCCGATGTCGCCGCCCGCTCCGACAGCGCCGATGTACGGCAGGTCGTTCCAGTGCCTCGTGCCGTCGCCAGCCTTTGCTTTCTGCGTCACGAGCTCGATTCCGATCTGGCCAGCGAGCAGGACCGGGTTGAGCGCCGTCCACCTGGCCGCCGTCGCGCGCACGTGTTGAACGGTGGGGAGATCGCTCACAGTTCCCCCTCGTCAATCGAGTCGACGTGACGACACATGTTGCGCGACCACTCGACGATCGCCTGGAAGTTGCGCTCGATCACGTTCCGGCCCGTGGCGCCGAGCGGTTGCGTCTGCCAGCGAACGGCGCTGAGGATGGTACCCGCCTTGAGGGGCACCGCGTCGGAAGGCGGCGCCGGCGTTGATGACATCGTGCCTTCGAGGATCGGCTGCAGATTGAGGAGGGGGCAGGTGCTGGCCATCAGGACGTTCTCCCCGTCTTGTCTTCGCTCGTCGAGGTGGCGAGGTCAATCGCGATGCCGACCAGGCCGAACTTGTCACGCTGGCCGTAGGTTCCCAGGCGCATGCGATGGTAGGTCCCGGCCCGGTTCGATCGCGGCTTCGGCGGCCTTTCGCTGTAGCCGGTAGCCATTGGGACCTGAGCCGTTTCGAAGCGCACCTCGTCGGACGGCCAGGCCTGCTCGGCCTTGTCCGCGCGCATCACGCCGGAGATGTCGAGCTGCAGGTCACCCGGCAGAGGCAGGGTCTCGATCGCAATACGGTTGAGGAACTGGTCGCTCGCAATGAACCCCTCCTTGAACCAGGGCGTCGTCCAGTAGCCTGGGTACGCGCCGATGACGAAGGACGTGTGTGACTGCCAGTTGGGGAGAGGCTCATCCCACTCGATCCGGGTTCCGGTGTTGGCCTTGATCGTTCGCGTTTCCTCGAGCGCGCCGCCGTTGTAGGTGATCTTGACGGAGACACCCTGCAGGCCCGCGAGCGCCGTCGGGAAGTTGGCCGTCGGAAGGTCGATCGCGGTCGAGGTTCCGAGGAGGTTGCCCGTCGCTTCGAGCGTGACTGGCCCGTAGCGATTCTCCTCGTCGTCCGCCCCTTCGATGATGACGTCGTCGTCGAGCCGCAGGATCCGCCCGTCGGTTCCCCCGATCGCGAGGATCTGTTCCTGCTCGCGCTGCAGGACGCGCATGTAGGCGTGGGCGACCCCCTGCCACCTGAGCCAGCACATGGCGCCGAGGTCGAAGACCAGGATCGTGTCATTGAACTCCTGGCCCTTCCGGCGCACGGAGATCAGATACTGCGAGAAGGCCCGCAGGAAAGCGCCGTGCTGCCCGTAGAGCCCAGGGTTCGATCGGTCGACGACGTTGCGCCAGGTCGGCTCGATGAAGTCGCTGAGGTACTGGACCTCGCTGTTGTTGAAGACCCCGACCCCGCGCTCGGAGCTACCGTAGAGGAGGTTGCCGCCGGCAGCAGTGCCGCCGCCGATTGACTCGCCGGCCTGCACGAGGCGAAGCGCGGCGTCGAGCGCGGTCGCCGCGACGATTGCTCCGACACTGAGGCCGAAGATGGAGTCGCGCTTCCCGAGGAAGACCTGGCCGAGGTTGTGCCCGATCCCGATGACCGGCTTGCCGTCCTCGCTGTCGATGATGATCGCGGCGCTGCTGACAGGGAACTGGCTGATCTCCGACGTCGAGGAGAAGGCAACGGCGTTCTGGCCTGCCGGCTGCTCCGGGAGATCGGCGAGCACCAAGCTCGATCCGGCGATGGCACAGTGCCGAGCTCGCGGCGCGGGGAGCTGATTGCCGGCGTCCGGCGAGAGGCCGCTGGCCGCGTAGACCTGGACGTCGGCCCGCGAGCTGTCGTTGTCATTGATGTCGCGGTTGAAGACCGGAGTGCCGCCGCCGGTGGCGCTGAGGTAGATGCGCCGCGCGACGACCTGCGGGTCCGGACTGCGCGGCAGGTAGCGGATCTGCAGGTGCAGACTGCCCGCCGCCGAGGCCAGGTTGTACTCGCCGACCTGCACCGGATCGCTCTCGAGCCCGTCCTCCGTGACGAAGGAGACAACCACGAGATAGAGGCCGGCCGTGACTGTGGTGCCGGCCGTTGTGGTGGCCACGAGCTCCACGTAGTCCGGCACCGGAGGCGCGACGCCAAGTCGTCTCACGCGGAATGGCGTCGGGACTTGGAAGCCTCGGAACTCGATGCGCTGCGGATTGGCCGCGCCGTTGGTGACGACGAGTCGATCGCGGAAGGCGACGGAACGGTAGTGCCGCCCCTCCTCCTGCCGCAGGCCGCTCGCGATCACGTAGAACTCGCGGATGCGGATCTCGGCTGGGAAGTCCTCGTCGGCCACGTTCGCCAGCAGCCAGCCATCGCCCTCGTCCATCGGCCATGTGTGAAGCGCGGCCGCGTCGTGAGTGCCGAGCTCGGGGACGTAGCCGTCCGCACCGGTCGGCCATCGCGTGGTGTCCTGTGAGGTTCGCACGGCGACGTCGGCGATGTAGCCAAACCAAGACTGGATCGAGAGCGTGAGGATCGGCGCAGAGTCCGGCAGGCTGTAGATGCTGCGGCCGTCCTTGGAGCCGCCGATGTAGAGCTCGGCGCTCGGCAGCAGGCTCGCCGCTGATCCCCAGGCCGAGGTCTTGTTGACGCCGACCGCGAGGGAGTTCGTGTTGACGAGCGCGGTGCTTTGCCCGTTGATCCAGACCTTGACGTCGGTGGGGCCGATGAGGACGACCAGGTGATTCCAGACGCCGACCTTCAGGCTCGTCGTGCGTGACACGTCTGCGGGCGTGCCCGTGATGCTGCCCTCTTGGAATCGCCAGACGAAGCTCGTGCCTTCGACGCCCAGCACCGTGATCGCGCCGTTGTCGGCGTAGACCATCCAGTTCACGATGTTCCCGACGTTCGACTTGTGCGCGATCATGCGCAGGCCGTCGAGCCGGAGCGGCTTGAGCCAACAGCTGAACTGGATCACGGTCTTGGTCGCGGTGCCGACGACGTTGATGTCGTTGACCGCGTCGGTCAGCGCGAGCACGTGGCTGTCGAGGCCACCGGCGAAGAGCAGGCGCCCCTCGTCCCAGGCCGGCTTCGCCCAGAAGAGTTGTCGGCCGCAGGCAGCGATCTGCAGGCGCCTGCTTTGCGTCTGCACGTCGTAGTCCGCGAGCAGCGTCACCGGCGTCGTGCCGGGGGCCGCCGGAACCATGGCCGTCGTCCAGCGACAGCCGAACTCCGCTGGCGACCGGAAGCCGTAGGGCTTCTGCCTGTGGCTCTTGAAGCCCGGGTTGAGGCTGAAGAGCGTGTTCTCGGTCTCGTCGAGGACGTCGGCCTCCGCGCACCGGCGCTCGGCCGCCCCGAGGAGTCCGACCTGATCCGTCACGGAACTGAACTGGACGTGGACGTGCTTGAAGGGGTTGGTCTCCTGCTTCCCGGGGAACTCTCCCGGGAAGATGCCGCCGTGGTATCGGTACTCAAGGCTGAGGAGGTAGGCGCCTTTGTAGTCGAAGTCCCGGTCGTCGGAATCGAACCTGTAGTAGGCGAGGGTGTGATAGACGCGCGCGCCGACGGCGCTGAGGATGTCGTGCCCAAGGACGTCGGTGGGGATGTCGGTGACCTTGGTTGTGTCGGAGAGCGTGTACTCTGAAGGATCGGCGACCGCGTTGACGCTGGCGATCGGCACTCCATCGGAGACCTGCGTTGCGATCACAGGGAGTGAGCCGCGGCTGTCCTTCCGGATCGTGTCCTCGCCGTCGGTTGGCATCAGCTGCTTCCTGTCGCCGGGGACCGCCGTGCGCGGATTCTGGAACGTCCGCGACTCTGGGAAACGCCAGTTCTCCGCGTCTTCCGGACCGTGGCGCGTGACAAGGGTTCCCGCGTTCGGAGTCGTGATGATCCGGAACGTCTCGATGCGGCCGCAGAAGCCGCTCGCGGCATCCGTGTTGAGCTGCCAAGTCTCGGCAATGCCGCTGCTCGCGGTGCTCGGCGCCGTGGCTCGGATCATCCGCTCGAAGGATCCCATGCCGAGGGTGATGCCGCTCGGCTCGTGGCTGTTACCCGTGGTCGCAACCGTCTGGTAGTTGTTTGGGTTGAGTGCGCCCGATGACTTGTGCAGGACGCCGTCGATGAACATCTGAAGCTGCGTGCCGCCGTCGATGCGCACGAGCGCCACCGCGTAGCGGCGCCCAGCCTGCAACACGATGTCGCTCGTGAGTGGGCCCTGGTAGTTGGCGCCGATTGCCTGGGCTGTTACTGCCGGGTTCGGATGAGCGGGGTCGCCGTCGCGACAGTAGCCGAGCAGCTTTCCGTCCTGGTTGATCTCCAGCCGCAACACGCTATGGATCTCGGCGATCACCTGGTTCGTCTCCGGCTCGATCGAGTCGACCCAGAACTCGACGGCGATTCCGTGCGGCATGTTATCGCGGACGAGTCTCGTCATCGCAGCGACGCTGGTCGGAATCGCGACCGAGCGCCAGTTCGGGCCATCGACGTCGAGGAGCGCGTAGCTCGTGGTTCCGTTGTAGAACCAGGAGCCGCCTTCCTTGCCGCCGTCGTCCGCGTTGCACGACACCGGGCCGCGCGGCACGAAGAACATGTGGTTGCCGCGGCCGGTCTCCTCGCGAACGTAGTCCTCCGCGTCGCCGCGCATCGACCATAGCCCGATGAGGCCGATCTGACTGGCGAACTGCAACTTGGTCTGGATCTGCAGGGCGTCGAGGCTCGCCGGCGACTTCCAAATCGCGATGTCGTCAACCTTCCCCTCCGGTCTGATCTTCGCGTACCAGTAGCCGCCGGAGGCCGCGGTCGTCATGCCGAGTCCTGGCCGCTGCGTCGCGGATCCGGTGGCCGTGTCGCTAACGAACCGCATGGGGCAGTCGAAGACCTGGATCGGGCACTTGTTCCACGCCACTGTGCCGGCGTAGGGCGCGCTGACGTTCTCGACGTAGACCGGAGTCTCGCCGTCCCGCACGCGCGCCACGCGAATCCCGAGACCGCTTGCGGTGACGGCCCCGATGATGTGGTAACGGCCGCCGACCTCGACTGGCACCGTGCTCGTAGCCGTCTGCAGCGTCCAGCTGCCGGCGACCAGGACGTGCGCCGAGATGCGGAAGCTCCAGACCGGAGCGGCGCCGCTGCCGCTGTTGAAGATGTAGATGCAGAAGGGCATGCCCGCGTTCGAGTGCGTTCCCCACTGCTTGTCGACCGTCGTCGGAGAGGCGAAACCGAACTTGTGCGTTGGCCCCTTGCTGATGATCGGCAGGATCTTCGTCGTGAACGGCGCCGGGTTGTAGTCCGCCGATCCGCTGCTCTGGCCGTTGCCGCCGTGGAGCGGGATCAGGCTCGTCGGGCTGAACCACAGGCTCACCGCGAAGCTGTCCATGCCCTCATAGATCGTGCGATGGCCCGCGACCATGTGGCCAGGCGAGATGATGAAGTCGCCCTCGGCCGCGACGCCGCTGTCGCTGAGTGCGCTGCGCGTGCGCCAGGCGACGTTCTCGATGCAGTCGCCAGGCATCCGATCCTTGAACAGCGGGACGAAGCCGCCGCGCTTCTGCAGGACACCGTCGCGCAACACGACGTTGAGAGCGTCCGGCGACTGGTCTCCCTTGAGGAGCGTCGGCGGCATCTTCGTATTGAGGCCGCCGAGGATCGGCTTGATCGTCTGTTTCACCGGACGATCCTGCTCGAGTAGAACCTCGTCGGCTCTCCGCTCGACCTGACCGCGATGCCCGACTCGAAGTTCTGCTGCATCATCAGGAGCTTCTTCTCGGCCGCGGCCCGCTCCTCCTCGCTGCCCTGCCGCGTGAACATCTCCTGCGTGACGATCCTGACGAGGTAGTTCGCGAACTCGTCAGGCACGGGAACCACGATCGCGAAGTTGTCGTTCGCCGTCGGGTATGGAAAAGGCTCCGTGAAGGTGAGCACCTGCTCGACGTGTGACGTGCAGCGGCGCACGAAGCCCAGGTTCGGGCCCGACACCGCCTCGAACCGCTGGCCGGTGTAGACGTTGTCGCCGGGCTTGAAGGTGCCGTCCTCCTGGACGACCGTGAGGGAGAACTCACCGCTGGCGCCGCTCGCGACGAAGTAGAACAGCGGGGCGAGCTGTCGGATGTACCAGACGCGCAGGGTCGTGAAGCCGGCGATGTGCCCGCGGATCTGAATCGATCCGTTTGGGCCCCAGTGCCAGACCGCCCGCGATCCGGGGAAGACGCCGCGGGCTTGGTCCTTCTGCTCCAGCGGGGCCTTCACCAGCGGGTAGGTTCCAACCGACGCGCCGGGATTGAGGAACTCGAGGAGCTGCGGGTCAGCGATGCGCTCGGCCGGCGAGAACTGGTAGACGTCCGTCTCCACTCGCGTCAGCGTGGTCACGGTGATGTCGTCGTAGTCGAGGCCGTGGCTGTCCCCGTGCGTGCGTAGCACGGTGAAGATGTCCGAGATCGCGTCGTCGAAGGCGCGCAGGATCTCCTCGTCGTCGAAGGCGCGGGCGTCGCGGTCGTGGATGCGCTCCCGCACTCGGAGGATGGCAGCCCTGACGTTCATGGCCTGGCGACGACGAGCCTGTTGTTGAGGGCGTTGAACAGATCCTTGGAGCCTTCCCGGATGCGGTCGCGCGACCTGCTCTTGATCGACTCGGCCTCACGGCACTCGTCGAGCGATCGGAGGAACCGCTCCTGCTCCCACTTGTCGTCGAGCCGAGCGGGGTGGCAGGAGTTGAGGAAGTTGACCGTGTTGTGCAGGTTCGGCGTCTCGAACCGCGTCTTGCTGCCGAGCACGCGTATCAGCAGTTGCTTGCCGTTGACGTTCTGCACCAGGCACCACCGCTCGTGTTCCTGGTGCCACAGGATGTCGACGGTCGGGTGCAGCCGGGCCATCGCCTCCTGGACGTGATCCGGCACCTGGCCGCCTGCCTTCGCCGCCCACTTCTCTGTGCTGCGTTGGATCCTCATCGCACGTTGTCTGCCGAGAGCATCTGCATGATGACCTGGATGTTGTCCGTGATCGCCCACTGCGAGACGGCGGTCGCGTCGTTGATCGCGAGTTTGTCGGGCGTGCCGATCCATCCCGAGGCTGACTGCCCGATCTCGATCTTGTCGCTGGCGACAGTCTGGATCGGACTGCCGGCGCCAGTCATGTCCTGGATCGTCAGGCCGAGGATTTCGAGCGGACGACGATCCACGCTCGCCGGCGGCGCCTTAGTGATGGCGGGGCCGACGCGCTGCGTGAAGTTGAACGGCGTTCTCGTCGTCGGCCCGACGCGCCTGCCGGAACGCAGCGGCAGCGGGAGGCCGAGATTAGTTCCGGCGATGTGGTTGTTCGTGGCGTCGATCGTTTGGGTCCAGTCCCAGCGCCGGCCGAGAGAGAGTGTGTCGCCTCCTGCGGCGAGCCCCGTATGCAGGAGGTCGACGCGGTCGACGTGCACGAACACCTTGGCGAGGTAGATGAAATTGTTGGTCTTCGCGGCCAACGTCAGAGTCGGCGTGAGCTCGTCGACGTACTCGTGGAACTGGTCGTAGCCGCGCACGCGCAGCTTGACTGTGCCAGCGACCGGCGCTCCCTGCACGATCTGAGCGACGAGCGTCCCTCCGTAGGCCTGGATCCTGTTGTTCAGCGTGAAGGTCGCAAACGATCCAGCGGCACCGACGACCTGTGCGTTGACGAAGTACGTCGCAGAGCTCTGCGCCAGCATGCGGAACTGGCGGTAGGCGAGGCCTGAGCCCGGGGCGACGTTGCCCTCGAGCAGGCCGGCGATTCGTGGGTTGGTCGCCATGGGATCACCCGTTCGGGTAGCCGCGAGTGGCGTTGGCGCCGCGCGCCGTGCCGAGCGTCGACCGGATCATCGCGGAGAGCTGGAGGTCGTCTTCGCCGGCGCGCGCGTAGAGCGTCGCCAGTCCGCCGGCCCTCGTGCTGGATCCGCCAAGGTTGATGTTGGCTATCTTCGTCGTCCACGGAGTTCCGTCCGTGCTGAAGAACCCGAACTTGTGCATGTAGCCCTGCCAGCCAGCGGCGCTGCGGCCGATGCAGCATCCGGTGACAGGAGCTGCTCCGGCGACTGACTTCTGTCCGCGCGCGGGCAGCGGAGCCGTCGTATTCAAGACTGTCGGCGTGTTGTGCTCGCGCAGGATGACACCCATGGCGCCGATGATCTCCGGCGTCGGGAACGGCATGTCCGGTCCGAATGGGCCGACGCGCAGCGGCGTTCCCACGCCCCAGTTCGGCGCCGTGCCGACGAAGTCGAGGTTGGTCGACGCGATCGCGCTACCGCGCGCAGCCTCCCAGGTCGCGTCGCCAGGGTGGTCCGTGATCGCGAAGTTCGAGGCAAGCAGCGGGTCGATGATCGTGTGGCGGCCGATCGAAGCGATCGAAACGGTGCCAACGTTGCTGATGTTGCCGGTGATGACGTAGACCTCGTCGACCGTCGCGAACACCTTCGACATGTTGACGACGAACCACTGGCTTGTCGCGTCGATCACCTTGCTGATGAGCGGCGTGATCTCCTCCTGGTAGACGCCGAACTGGTTGGTGCCCACCATGCGGATGCGCACCTTGACCGTCTGTGGGAATCCGACAGCGAGGCTCGGGAAGGCGACGATCGACACGGAGGGTGTCATCGGCACGATCATCACGGGATTCCACGTGCCGCCCGCGGCCCTGATTCCGGTGGGCCAGGTTCCCATCAGGGAAGCGTCGGCGTTGCCGATGAAGCCCTCGCCGACTGCGTTGAAGAGGGTCGTGATGACCGAGTGCAGTTGCCCGTTCCGCATCCCCGAGCCGATGTGAACGTTCTCTTCCTTGATCCCAACGCCCGCAGGTTGCGGGGTCTCTGCGTACTGAACCATCGCGTTTCCTTGCCCGTCTCCTTGTGCAGCGGGCGGGCCACCCACTGACAAGCCCCAGGAACCGCTGAGGCGCCGGTGCGTGCGCGACCCGACTACGGGTCGAGGATGTCCTGGATCGAACCGTTGCGGTTGCGCGCGTCCGTGCCCATCTCCCAGTAGTGGTAGAGGCAGGCCTGGAAGGCGTCCTGGTTCTCCATGCGCGTCAGGATCGAGCCGTCGGCGTCCATCCAGTTGTAGTCCGTCTCGGAGGCGATGAAGATCGTCTCGAGCGAGAGGCCGTAGATGCGACCGCGCGTGCAGTCCTTGTCGACGACGAGCGGGCGCCCGTCGTAGGTGAGGCTCTTGAACCCGCCGTCGAGCTCCATCGTGTTGACGTACTGCTTCGCGGCGACGAGCAGGTTGAGGTACTGCCGGCGGATGCCGTGCGTCGTGATCCACAGGTCGATGGAGCCGGCGGCCGTCTGGTCCTCCAGGTCCATGAGCTGCTGGAACATGTCGGGCGAGAAGGGAATCGGCGTGCCCGCGTTGTCGATGATCGGCGACTTCCAGATCGGGAACGTCGCGATCGGAATCGCGCCGAGGCCGGTCGGCCAGGACACGTTGTCTTGGAACACCGGGTCCGCGTCGTCGATGATCGCAGCGAGACCGTTCTGCTCGTATCCGCGTGCCCACGAAGAGCCCGGAAGATCCGTGCTCGCCTCGCTGGCGAGGTAGAGGTACTGAGTTCCCGACGTCTGCACGAGGTTGATCGGGGCTCCGGCAGCATCGACGAAGTTGACCGTGCCGGCCGACTTGTCCACGCTCGCGAGGAAGGCAGCTCGCATGCTGCCCGCGAAGGTCGCTCCGCCGCTCGTCGGGATCGTTCCGATCGACACCGAGCCGGTGTCCGAGGTCACCGAGCTGAGCACGGCGACGCGCATCCCGTTGTCGAGGTACTGCGTTCCCAGCGCAGTCGACACGATGCCACCCGGGTTGATGACGGTCCACGGCCCCGCGCTTCCCGCGGAAGTTCCCACGAGCTGGCAGAGGCGGCCGGAGCCGTCGCCGAACATCACGCGGTTGTCGTTGACCTGCACGTCCTGGACGAGGCCTTGCACTTCGCCGTCCATGACGCGGATAAAGGAGCCGCGGTCGCTTCGCGATGCCGAGGCCGCCGGCCCCGAGAACTTGATGCGGCCGTAGCTGTACTTCGCGTTGTAGCGCGCCTGTTGGTAACGCTGCTGTTGCGGGTCTGGCAGGCGGCCGCCTTCTGCGATCGAGCCGTAGCCGAAGTTGCGACCGACGCGGAGGTCGATCACCATGTACTTGCCCTCGATCATCGTCTCCGGTCTGCGGCCAATCAGCCGCTTGAGGACGGTGTTCGAGTTCAACTGGTCGACGATCGCCGGTTGATAGACTTCCTTCAGGATCTGCGAGAGTGCCGCGGCTCCTGCCGCCGTCGACACGAGGTTGGAGCCACGAGTGGCCCCAGAGACCGTACCAACTGCCATACCCTACCTCCGAGGCTACCTGCGCTGCGCGAGGGCTGCCTCCGCTGCTTTGCGGAGAGAACCGTCCCGCATGTGCTGAGCCCGCCAGCCGCCCTTGGGGGCAGCGATCACTGTCTGTCGAGGCACAGGGGTCCCCTCAAGAGCGTCGGCTTCCGCCTTCTTCCTGAATCCCTGGAGAGCAGAAGCTGCGGCCTGCACCACGGACTCGACGGGCTGGTCTTGCGAACCCAGCACCTGCTCCATGATGCTCCGCTTGGCGAAGTGCAGCAACGCAGGGTCGGTCATCTCGGCGAAGACCGGGAACTGCTTCATAGCCGCATCGACTCGCTCCGACGTTGAGAGCTCGCGCTGCTGACCGAGACGGTGGTTCTCGAACGAGGCGAGAGCCTTGACCGCCTGGCGCACCTGCTCGAACTCTTCACGCGAGATCCCATTCGTTGCAGGGGATCGCGCACGTAGCTTGTCTCCGAACGCTTCGGCCTCCACGTCGTCCGCCGAGGATTGCTCCTCGTCGTCCTGTTCGGGCCCTTCGCCGGAGAGCAATGCGAGGATCTTCTGGCGCCTGGAAACATCGAGTCCCTGGAGCCGCTCACGGAGAGCACGAACGGACTGCAGATCACCCTGCTCGGCAAGGCTATCGTCGAGAGCCTTCCGCGCCGCTGCGACCTTGTCCCGCTCGTTGTAGAGCCTCGTCAGCTCGTCGATGGCGACGCGCTTCTTCACGCCGCCAACTTCCACTTCCACTTCCTTCGGGGAACCTCTCTCTTCGACGACAGGAGGATCAGCGCCATCGGAGCCCTGAGCACCCGTCACGCCAGCCGCGGCGAGGACCCGAAGCAAAGTCGGATCGGTCACGCCCGGCACAGCGGGAGGCTGCCCTGGTTTCGTTGTCGTTGGTACTACCATCGTGTGCTTTCCCGTCCGGGGCGCGCGCCCCGAGGACTACGGGTTCGTCTTGCCCTTGTGAGGCTTGACGTTGGGCTGGGTGACGCCACCGCCACCCGAGTTCTTGATGCCTGAGACCTTTCCGCTCTGCTTGACCGGAGTCGGGCTCGGCTTGAATTGCTTGCGTCCCATGTCGTCTCCTACTTGCTGGGGACGAGGTTGATGCCGAGAGCTTCGGCGACCTTGCCGACCTGCTCGGCGTAACCCTCGCCGTGTTGTTCGTCGATGGTCTTCGAGATCGGCGTGCGCTTCTGGCTGTAGTCGTTGTCGACCACGACGCTCGAGGACGCCGTCTCCTTGCTGACCTGCCGCCGGAACTGCCGCAGAGCCTTCCGATCGAAGGCCGCGTCGCGCGAGGCTTCGAAGTCGGCGACGAGCACGAGCTTGCTCCGGCCATCGCCGACCACGCGGCCGTAGTCGAAGGCGCCGCTCTGCATCAGCGGCAGCCGGTTCCCGCAGTGCTGGCACCTGGGCTCGTGTCGGTCGATCTGACTCGGGTGCAGGTTCTGCATCCAGGCGAGCTGCGAGTGGTGGATCGCGGGCGGCTGGTCGTACGTGTTCCCCATGAACTCCCACTCCGTTCCGAGGAAGTAGAGCGCGACCTGGTTGCACTTCGTGCAGCGCAGGCCCCACTTGTGGCCGCCGGTGATGATCCCTTCGAGGTTGCCCTGCGGGACGTTCACGCCGTGACGCGACATCAGGTCGCGCTCTTCCGGCGTCAGCGTCTGCAGGCGCCCGAGGATGTCGCCAAGACGCGAGACGTCCTTCGCAGGCTGGCTCGGCTTCGGCTCCTCGGCCGGCTGGCTCTTCTTGTCCTTGCTCATGGGCTCTGAGGCTTCGGCTGGGAAGTCTGACTCGGCGGGGACGCTTTGCCAAGGGGTTTCGCCTGTGGGCTCTGGCCAGGGGCGCCTCCTGGCATGCCGCCGGCAGAGACCTGCTGAGCCGCGGCGGTGGCCATCGCCATCTCCGCGACCGCGCCGATGTGCTTCTCCATGTGCGCGAAGAACATCATCTTCAACATGGGCTGCAGCAGCTCGAACTCGTCTGTCTGCGTGCACTTCAGGTGTTCTTCGTAGTGCGCCTGGTGGTCGTCGTACTTGCTGACGTCAGGCAGCGAGTCGCCGGGCGCCGGCTTCAAGAACATCATGTTCTCGATCTGCGCGCGCCGCCGTGACCCGTCTTCCTGCAGGAACAACTTCTCTGCGCCGCCGACCTCGAGCGCATCCAGGACGAGCCTCTTCTCGGCGCCGGACATCGGATTGAGCACGCCGAGCGTGAGCATCTGCGACATGAGCTCCATCGTCGCGGCGCGGCTCTTCGGCGTCATGGAGCCAGGCCTGACGGTGACGCGCGTGTTGCCGTTGAGGTCAGAGCCCTTGAAGTACTTCAGGTCGGCCTGCCGGCTCTCGCCGTAGATTTGGATCGCGCTCGGGATCTTCCGGAACTTCCACTCCAGGTTCAGCATGTGCCGGCCGAGCTGGGCGAAGGACTTCTCCAGTCGCGAGACAATCGGCGAGATGCCGAGCTGGTCTCGTTCCTGCAGCATCGCAACCGCGTTTCCGCTGCGCGCGCCCTGCGGCATCTGTCCCAACGACGCGTCGTTGAACGAGCTTATCATCTGCAGGTCGTGCTCGCTCATCGAGCTGCTCGTCACCTGGCCCTGGCCGACCGGCGGAGGCACCACGAGCTCGGGCTTGCCGATCCGCGGATTGTAGAACAGGACGTCGCCGGTCTCGTTGCGCACGAGGCCTTTGGAGAGCGTCCCAATCGGAGCCATCCACTGCGGCACAGAGAGAACGTCTCGGTGCTGGATGAGCTGCTGGCGCGCGCGGTTGTATTCCTGTTGCGGCCCGATCAGGTGCTCCACCGTGCTCATCGCGTGGTAGCGGCCGGGCACTGGGATGTTGTGGTAGTCGACGATCGGGAAGCGCGTGTCGAGGCCGGCCTCCGCGAACCGGTGCGGTGCGATTTCGAGCACGACGTCTCGGTGCGCGCAGATGGTGAGCCCCTTCGGGACGCGCGCGCTGGGCACGTGCCAATACTCGTCGACTTCGACTGCGCCCTCGTCGTCGCCGTGATCTCCGCCCATGAACGGAAGGCCGGAGCTGCGCACGAGGGACGAGAGTCTCTGGCGATAGATGTCGAGCCGGTTCTCGGCCTGCATGGTGACCGGAACCGCGTCTGCCTTGTCCGGCCAGCGGTCGTAGACCTCGTCGATCGAGAACGTGCGGCGAATCAGGATCCATGGCATCTGCCGCAGGCGACGGAACCGTGTCGGCATCCACACGTCGAATGGAGACAGCGTCTCGAAGTCGTGCTCGCCGTCGTTCTTCGTATCGAACGCACCAAGCTGGTCGAGCCACTGCTTCTGCGCCGGCAGCAACTGCTGCTGCGCAACCGGTTGCTTCGTCATCGGGTCGTAGTAGAACTTCCGAACCTGGCCTTTGGTCGGGTCCCAGGCGTCATACGCGAAGGCGTTCCCGCAGGTGTCGAGCCAGAGTGCGACCTCGAGTCGGTGCTCTGCGAGATCCAGGTGTTCCACGAGATGCTCGAGCAGGTGCTGGCCGACCTTCGCCCCCTCCTGGTCGACTTGGTCCGGCGTGTTCGGGATCACGCTCCAGTCGATCTTGGCCGAGGTCAGGCGGCCCATGTTCGACATCACGAGCCGCAGGATCAGGTTCGCGACGTACCCCGAATCCGCGAGGAGGATGTTCGGGTCGACGTTCTCCAGCAAGGCTTGCACATCCAGGTTCTGGATGCCGCAGTAGTACTGGATGTTGGCGAACCACTGCCTTCGAAGGGCCATCGAGACGGTGTCGCGCCGGCGCCCGCCGTTGGGTCTCGCGGCTTCGAGGATCGAGTTGGCGTCCTCGTCGCTCAGATCGTCCGGATCGAGCGGCCTCCCTCGGTCACGCGTCAGAACCGCTATCGGATCCGCCGTCGTCCTGTACTGCGTTGACAGTGGGTTCTGAACCAACGGTCCTCTGAATCACGAAGTGTTGGGCAGTCTGTTTGTCGCAACCGAGGATCTTCATGACTGCGGCAACGTCCTCGTTTACGCGCTGCTCGATCGTTGAGTCGACAAGGTAGGGGGCCACGCCGTGCTTCCGCAAGTGGGAGGCGACGAAGTCGACGCTGGCGAGCTCTGCGAGCTTGTCGTTCTGGGCGACGATCAGCTGCATCATGCGGTGATGGACCGCTGTCGAGCGGCTAGCTAGGACGACGGTGCATCCCGCGAGAAAGGCCACCAGTGCGCACAGGACGGTAACCGTTACTTGTTCCATTGCGTTGCTGTTCTCGTTGCTCGCGCAGTTGTCGGACCTTCTCCCAGACCTTGGCGTCGAACGCGCGAGCGTCGTCCGCCGGCTTCCTGGGCTTCTTCTCGTCTGTGACGATCGCGCTGTATCGCCCCTGCCGCGCGAGCGCGTAGGCGAAGACGCAGTCGTCCTTGTTCTTTCCGCGGGCGCGCTCCAGGCCCTGATCGTCGAACTCCATCGTGCGCAGCTCGCCGACGAGCTTCTCGTCGCGCGTGAAGAGGCCGCCCTCGCCGAGGGCTTCTCCGATCCTCATCATCAGGATCTTGCGCGAGGACGTGGACGTCTGCCACCCGTAGCGCGGGAGGAGCGGGTCCATGTCGATCATGTTGACCATGGTCGAGCGGTAGACGTTGTCGTAGCGAAGCGTCTCTGTGACGCGCGTGACGACAGCCAGGCCGGGGCCGTTGAGCTCGGGAACGAGAAGCGCGTTGTTGTAGTAGACGCAGACCGCGACGGCGATCGACGCGAGCTCCTCTGGCGGGACATAGCCGTGCCAGGTCGCGACGTGCAGGCCGGACTCGAGCTCGATCACCAGGATCGCGGAGTAGTCGACGCGCTGGTCGGAGTAGAACGCGAGGCCGCGACGCTGCAGCGCGGTGCGGTCGCGCTTCTTGCCCTCGGAGGCGTCGAGGCCGGCGACGTATTCGCGGCCGTCGACAGGATGGTCCCAGATGCGCAGCGACCCCGTCGGGTCCGGCGTGAGTTCCTCGCGGCAGTTCACTTCTCGACGATCTCCAGGTGGATGTTTCCCACCCACAGGGGCCGAGTGCAGTTCTCTTCGAGCCTCGCTATGGCCTCGGCACTGAAGACAGGAGAGCCAGTGGTGAGAAAGGCTTCCTTGGCAGTGCTCGGATACTCCTGCCGAAACTTGGCCTCGGACCCCTGACACTTGCCGGCGATCGTGCGCCGACGCCAGTGGAGTTGTTCGATGGCGAGTCCGTGAGTCTCCAGGAGGCGACGTTCGGTGAGGTCGAGCGTTCTTCCGAAGGCGTTCTCGTGGTCAGGGGATGCGAACGGAGTGGTGTACTCGGGATCCCAAAACCAAGGAGCAAAGAACGGAACGTAGTAGCTGCCGCCAGCCTCTGCTTTTCTCCAGGCGTCATAGAACTCGCCCACCGCTCCCTTGGCGGTCGACTCCATGACAACGGACGTGCCAGCGCGCTCAGGTATGGCCTGCAGCGCGCTGTTGAGGGTCTCGCTGGCGTCTGCCCACATCGGGACCTCTGAAGCGTGGAAGTGGTGGTAGGTGTCGCCGCGTCCCGCCGAGAGGTTGCCAGCAGTGCGAACGGTTGAGAGGGATCCATTCTTGAGCTCCAGAGTCTGGTCGCTGTTGCGGACAGTCTCCTGCGCGAACCACATGTTGCGGTGCAGGAAGTCGCCTTTCATGAACAGCTCGGTGCTGCTGTCCTGGTCGTAGCTGATCGTCAGGGCCTGCCGGTTCGGCTCACGATCGCACTGCTCGTAGTGCCATGACTGCAGCATCGTCGAGACGCCCATCTGTCTGGCCTTGAGCAGGAGCGCGCGGATCGGCAGGTTCTCGTTGCGAGCCTTCACGATCACATGGTCATAGAACCGCTGCTGGACGTAGTTGAAGCGGAGCTGCGCGATGACACCCGGCTGTTTCGTCTTGATGAAGTGCGTGCGCTCGATGTAGGTGCGCTCGTCTGGCCACATGCGGCGGAGAGCGGCGCGGCCCATGGTGTTTCGCTTCTTGCGATCCTTCTCGCGCGCGAGGATCGGGCGGAGCTCTTCGAGCGCGGCGACCTCCTGGCGGTCGTAGAACTGCTCGAGGAACTCGGTCTCCGGGATCACGGGATCGGCAGCTTGCGCGCCTCGAGTTCCGCCTCGGTGATCGTGCAGTAGAGCTGCGAGGCGTGTGCGACGACGAGGTTCGCGTCCTTCTTGCCGTCGAGTTCGATCTCGCGCGCGCCGAAGTGGTCGAAGACGACGATCTGCCCCTCTTCGAGCGGAAGCGACTCGCCGTCACCTTTCACGTTGCCGATCAGTGGCGCGGCCAGTTCGCCGATGGTGACGACGCGCCCGTATGCGTACTTGATGCCGAAGCTCTCAGGCAGCTGGATGAGTCCCTGTGCGTCTTGCTTCTTTGGCTTCCGGATCAGGACGTGTTGGCCCACTGCGTTCATCTTTCTCCGTGCTGGTTGGCGTTCCGTGCTTGTCGAGCCACCACTTGAGGGTCTCCTCCGCGGGAGTCTCGGGCGACTTCTGCTGCGGCAGCGTAGCGATTTGGAACGTGTGCGCTATGGCACGGTGTGCCGCCACCTTGTTCGGGGTCTTCTCCCTTCGGTTCTTGAGGATCCTCTCCAGCGTCTTCACGCCGCGCAGAAGCGCGTGCGTCATGATGATCCTGGCCTCGCTCCGCAGGTTGTTCCAGTAGGCCTCGTCGCGCAGCAAGACCTCGACTTCGACCGCTGACAGGCCCGTCACGCTGGCCAGGTAGTAGACGTCGTCTCGCCCCTTCTCTGCGATCGCCGCGGCCAGGAGCGCCTTGACCTTCGGTTGAAGGGCGATCTCGCGGGTCGCCATCGGGACCTGTTCTGCTACCATGCCCGGCATCATGCCACACCCTGACCGCGAGGAGCCATGAGGACCGCACTGGAGTTGATGAGCGTCCTGATTACGACCGCCGTCCGCATCGTGATGTTTCCCAATGGCGCGAAGTTCGACGCGACAGACGGTTTCGTCGGAGCCGGACACATCACGCGGCTGCTGGTCAGCAACCAGGGCACCGGCACGACGGCGTTGACCTGCACGCTGTGGGACGCTGTTGATCCGAACACCGGGCGAGCTGTCATCGGTGGAACCACAACGCCGAAAGATCGCTTCCGACTCATCGGCGGAACGACAGCCGTGATGCACACCGGCCTCTGGCACAACCCTTACTGGCTCGACACGCCAAGCACCGACGTTACGAATGCTCGCAAGATCGTCGGCGGAATTGTGCTCGGAATCCCCACGCAGAATCGCGCGTACGATATCCCGATCGGCCAGGACTTCCCCGGCGGCATGATTCTCACGCTGGACCAGGCCAACGGCGCGAACAGCAACCTGCAGATCGGGATCGAATACATCCCGTGGGTGAGTGGCGGCGCGCGGCGCCGGCAGATCTACCGGCCGGGAACCACGACTCGAGTCCTGCCCGTGCCATCGCTCGTGCTGTGAGGCTCGCGATCATCGGGCGCGACATCCCGAGGACGCGCGAGATCATCGAGGAGCTGCTCCGCACCTGGAAGCCGGAGCACGTCATCACGATCCGCCGGCACGGCCTTGGAGCGTTCGCCTTCAATCTCGCGGAGAAGCTCGGCATCCCGCGAACCAACTTCTGGATCAGCCAGGGCGTCTGCGGCGCGGCTGGCGGCGAGGCCGCGGCGCTGCAGGCCGCGCGAGTCGGCAGGCCGGATGCGCTCGTCTGTCTGTCGCCGCGGAGTCGCGACTACACGATCATGGGCGCCTTCCGGCGCTGTGGCGTCCAAGTCGCTCTCGGTCACTTCGACAAGGCTCGGGCCGTGACCTGGGTGCGCCTGTAGCGGTATCGTTCCGCCATGGCCGTCGCAGAAGAGCAAGAGGTCATTATCGTCGCGGGCTCGAGCAACATCGCGGCTTACAAGTCGCGACTCTACGAGCTGCCACTTGCGGAGTACGTGAGGTGGTTCACGAAACCTCCGCCGACGGCGACGACGCCTAACCGGCCGATCCTCGACAAGCTCTCGAACAACCGCATCCTGACGCCGCGGCGGCCATTCGCGAACGTCACGCAGCGCGGCATCGACATGGGGACGCCACCAACGAGCACGTCGTTCAAGTACCTCGGATCAAGCATCGCTGCGGTGGTCGCCGACACATGGTGCGTGCTGCGAACGGTCGCGGTCGTCGGACCGGTGACAATCACACAGGCGTCGCCGGCCGTGTTCACACAAACGAAGCACGGGATGATCGCTGGCACGAGCTTCACGTTGAACACGACCGGCGCGCTACTTACCGGCCTCGCAGCGGGCGTCACCTACTACGTGCTCCCCACGAGCCTCACCGTCGATAGCTACAGGGCCTCGTTGACGCCGGGAGGTCCGGCGATCAACACGACTGGGACGCAAAGCGGCACTCACACCACGACGCCGACCGGCACCACGGCCCATACCTACGTGCGCAGGGTCGCAAGCGTGGCGGGCCAGGTCGTCACCTTCGATCCCGCGCTTCCAGACGGCGCCGTCACGACGGCCGACAGTGGCGCCACGTTCCTCCTCGAGAGCCACACAATCTCGTCGATCGACACGATCGGGGGTATTCCGCGGAAGGGGTTCACGAAGACAGGAAGCCCAGCGGCCTTCGACGCCAACGTCGCCGACAAGTGGGTTGTGGTCTTCAACGGAGCGACGGGTCAGGGTGCGGACACCCCTCCGAGCCCAAACCTCAACGAGGTTCGCCGCATCAAGACAAGGGTCAGTGGCACCGCTGTCGAGTTCTACGACGCGTTCTTCCACGACACGACACACCCCGAACGAACGCCGGAGGTCGGCGATGGTTTCGTTGTGCTGATGGGCGCGAACGCGGTGCACTCGATCGCTGAGATCACGCAACCGAACTGCGTCCTGCAGGAGATCCAGTTCGCGTTCGGCGATGAGCCGTGCTTCTACACAGGCCTCGACTACACCAACTGGGATCAGACGCCGTTCGCCTCGCCGCGGGCCTTCAACTTCGACCCGACGTGCAGCTCGCTGACGGAGCTCGCGTGGCAGTTCGGCGCCTACTTCAGCAAGCCGCTCGTGTTCATCGAGATGGGTATCTCATCTTCGATGATCTCGCCGTTCCCTTTCCCGGACTTGACTCCGCGCCACGACTTCTCTTGGGGATGGGACCTACGCAGCCTCGACTTCGACCCAACGATCAGTTCCGGGATCTACGACGCGCTCATCAACTACATCGACGTGACGCGCGCTCTGCTCGCGGCCGAGGGCAAGACCATGAAGGTGGTCGGCATCTTCATGAACATCGCCGACAACGACCCCGGCGACCTGCAGCGCTTGATGCGGCTCGGTGAGTCGATCACGCAGTTCCGCGACTCGATCCGCACCTACCTCGGCGACCAGAAGATCCCATTCGTCATGTCGGGCCCGAGCGCCTACGGGTTCAACTACCGCCCGTTCATCTACGCGCAACTCCGTCAGCTCGCGAAGAACGACGGCTACACCGGCCTCGTCGACACGCGGTGGCCGACCTACACGTACGCGGACGATGGCCTGCACTTCAGCGTCGCTGGGCAACTGCAGCTCGCTCAGCACTTCTTCGGTTGCTGGAAGGCAACAAAGGCCCGCGGCGACCGCCTCGCCGCGTGACCCACAACCTGTAGTGGGTGTCAGTCGCGTCGACCACAAGACGCGCCGACGATCGCGATCCCTCGTGTTGACACGGTGCGGAGACGGTCCGTAGAAAAAGGCGGGCCGCTCGACCTCCACTCAAAAGATCGGCGGCCCTCGACAGGAACGGTGAGGACTTCTACCCAAGGCCGGCTCGCTGGGCAACCTCTCCGTCCCTTTCTCCCGATGGGGGAGGGGGGGCTCTGTACTCTAACCTCTTCTGCTCTGACTCTGCCTTCGAGGGTTTTTCTCGGGTACAGAGTACAGAGGGCAGAAGAGGTTAGAGGGGGTATACGTGCTTCAGAGGGGCGAATGTGACCGAGGACCCTTCGGAGATCCTCGTCATGCTCCGCACGCTGACGGAGATCGGCTACCGCGACCTCTGCAAGGACGGTGGGCCGAAGCGCCTCGCGCTCGCGCGCGGACTGCAGAAGGCCGGCGTCACCGACCTCGTGTTGCGGATGCTCTGGGACTTCGCGCGCACGGCCGACAAGTACGGAAGCCCCGAGCGGCTTCTCTGCTACTGGCTCGGCAACCCGCGCGTGACCATGATGAAGATCGCCGAGATGCGCCGGCACAACGTCTGGCTCGCGAAGCGATACGACGACGCGCAGAAGATGCCGCCGGACGCCGTCGAAGCTCCGATCATCGACATCAAGACGCAGAAAAAGGTGTGACCCCTTGCGTCGGTCGGAGTCATGCGGCACCGTGTGTCACGCACGAACCGCACCTACAAACACGGAGAACTCTGATGCCGAAGCTCGCTCTCGTCACTCACCACGACAAGCCGGTTGAGGGATGGTTCCCGACCAACCTCGAGGGATCGCCGCCATTCCTCACCGGTGCAACGCCTCTACTCCGCTACGTTGTCGGGAAGCAGAGCGGCCTCGACACCCACAACTGCGACGTCTTCTGCACTCTCGATCCCCACTCAAAGCTCGAGGTCGACCTCGCCGAGTCTCTCGCCGATTCGTTCTCCCTGCCGCCGCCGGCGAAGTGTGACGCTTGGCTCGGCGGAGTTCCGGTGAGGATCGGTGGCGTGCGGATGACGAGGGTGTCGACGGCCGTCAACGGCGCGGCCTACGACATTCACTACAAGGCCAGGATCGGGCCGATGCTTCTCGTTCACGTCTTCCTGCACTGGTATCCCGATCAGGCGTGGTGCCCTGGCGAGATCATGCTGTGTGCGAGCAACCAGGCGTTCCCCGACATGATCGCCACGATCCCCGCGAACCTGAGACTGCAGATCGGCGAGGCCCTCGTCAGCGTCCCCGGCCTTCCGTTCAATCCGGTCTTGATGCAGGAAGGAGACTGGCTCGCTCACGGCCAGGTTCGTGCGCTTCCGTTCACGCTGACGTGGCTCGAGTTCGCAACGGCTATGGATAAGGAGACGGCCTTCGCGGTGAGCAACTCACTGATCCAGGTCCGCGGCATCGAGAACCTGATGCTCGGAGGGAACCCTTTCTTACCCGAGGGATTCGACGCGCTCGCATGGACCAACGGCCTGCTGCCGACCGTGATCGCGAAACAGCATGACTGGCTCGACTCGCCTCTGGATCCGGCGATGGACTCGCGCCGGCCCGGAGCGCAAGGAGCGCAGAGTTTCGCGGCGGGACCGGCCATGGCCGACCCGACAGCGATGGCCGTCATCGACATCGCGGCTCGCGACGGGTCGTGGCCCATGGTCCACATGGAAGCCGACGGCGAGACGCTGCAGTGGTGGATGCATCCGAACCTGCGGATCTACACCGGGCAGGCCAACACGAGGATCTGCACGGACTGGCTCGGCAAGCCGCGCGTCGTCACGTCTGCTGAGGCGCACGGCTACGCCGGGCCAGAGGACGAGCACTGGTTCGACTTCATCCTTTGGCCCGGCGCGCGGCTCAAGGGTCGACCGGCGATGCAGCGCCTGATGGAGGCGCACGCGGTCAACTTCCTGTTCCGCTGGGTCACCGAACCGCCGGGAAACTGGTTGAGCGCGAACCGTGCGATGGGGTGGCTGGGCTTTGTCGCCGGCGAGCTCTTCCGCGGTCTGGCGGATCGCGCGCTCGCAGACGCGGTCGCCGCCAGGTTCAAGGCGGTCGTCGATCAGCTCATCATCCCGATCATGGGACCGAACGACGCGTGGTGGAGCTGGACCAACGCCGGCAGCATCGGCGCCAGCGACAGCGATCTGCGCGCGATGCCGTGGCAGGCCGAAGTGATGGCGGTGGGAATGTGGTACGCCGGCACGGTCTGCGGCCACGCTCCAGCGGTGGACTTCGCCTACAAGATGTCGGAGGAGATCGTCAAGCGAGCGTGGTTCAAGCGAGTCGACGGCTACTGGGTCTCGCGCGACGTGATCGCGCAGAACGGCGCCGACCTTCCCTACTACGACGCCTATCGCCACTTCGGCATGAAGGCCTGCGACGTCTTACTGAAGCGCGACCCCGCGCACGTCGCGGCCGGCGAGATTTGGCGCCAGCGCAAGAAGGAAGCGGCGAAGGATCTCTACATGCTGTCCTGGTTCCTCCCCGGCGTCTCGACCACGACTTGAGTGACCACACCCTGACGCCCGTGAGGCTATCCATGAACGTCGAAGCCGTGCTGCGGGCGGAGCGCGCCGAGCTCCCAAGCGGCGACGTACTATCTGACCCACGAGCGCGGTCGGGCCAAGCACCGCGAGGAGTCGAACCTCATCGGCGAATCGGCACGCCTCAACGCGACCATGCTGAAGACCCTCGTTGCCGCCCTGTAGGGCGGCCCTGGAACAACCCATCCCCACCAACAACGACGAGAAGGAGCTAGACCATGAGACTTGTGAAAGGCAAAGGATCCCCAACCACGGGCGCATGCTGGATGACTGCCGGCGCCTTCTATGCCGGCGAGAAGTGGACCGATCACCCTGCGTGCGTCGATCCGGTGATTGTGCCGCTGTGCCAGCGGCTCAACGACATGCTGCCGAGCGATGCCGATCGGGAGCGCATCATCGGCCCGCACCTGCTGACGCCACTCGGCACCAACCAAGGACGCGAGCTATCCATTCGGCGCGCGTTCGTATGCGCGGATCGGGCCGTGCGCGTATTCGCGCCGCTAGCGCTCGATGCGCATGGATACCATGCAGAGGCGACGCAACTGCGGGCACTACCTGAGATTGTAGACACAAAGACCGCCAACGCCGCCAACGCCGCCGCCGACGCCGCCTACGCCGCCGCCTACGCCGCCGCCGCCGCCGCCGCCGCCGCCGCCTACGCCGCCGCCTACGCCGCCGCCTACGCCGCCGCCTACGCCGCCGCCTACGCCGCCGCCGCCGCCGCCGCCGCCGCCGCCTACGCCGCCACCGCCGCCGCCGCCTACGCAGCCGACGCCGACG